CTATGTTATCTGCACAATCCATAGCAGCAATAGAATCTATCACTAAGAGAATCGGTTCATTATTAGTTAATTGAGAACGAAGATAGATTGCTAAGTCTGCTACAGCATCAGAAATATATTCTATACGAGTATCATTTAATACTGTAACTCTTTCTGGGTCTACTCCATTAATTTCTGCCCAAGAGTTCATCCAAGATTGTTCGGCATCTACCCATATGACATGTCCTCCGAGTTGTTGACAAGTATATGCAAAGTTATAGGCAATAAGAGATTTACCAGATGATTCTTCTCCAGCTACTTCTAAAATTTTACCGAATGGTATACCACCACCAAAGGTATAGTTGAGAGCAAAGAAGGTTGATGGCAACCATAGATTTGATTCTACAGTTTCTGAAGCCAATCTCATCATGCCCCCATATTTCTTTAATATCTCATTTTTTGTTGGTACCTTTAAACCCACTTTCGATTTCTTTGCCATAATGTAATGTATTTAAACTAAAGAAGGTGATAACCGAACGAATCTAATTATCACCTTCGAATGAAACCATATTATTACTAACCCTTAAATATCCGATTTGTATTTTCTTTTCTTTTTCTTGGGTTCATCGTCTTCCATGTAATGGTCTTTGTGAACTCCCTTTTCCTTTTTCTTCTTTGGATTATCGTTCTCATCATCACCGTGGTCTTCATTTAGATACTGTGAAAGTAAATCTTCCAACTCATCATAGGATTTGATTTGAGAACGAACTATACCCTCAAGGTCAATTGTACCTTGATATTTCTTGTCCAACTTAGTTGGTTTGCAAGCACGAGCAGAATAAGTGGTGTCTAGTTTACCAGACCCTGAACGTATTATCTTAATATCATAACCAGTTTTTGGGTCGGTCATATCACCTGCCTCATCTTCATCAAGGTATAGGTCAATGATATCCTGGTATACTGAGCGAGGAACTAAAACTCCCTTATCTTTGCCTTCATAATCTACCTTACTACCCTTTTCATCTGAATAGATTATACCACCAATAACATATCTTCTTCTTGGTACCAGATTCTTGGCAAGTTCCTTGTCGTCTTCATCCTTAGAGTTTTTCAATTCTTGATACTTCTCCATAAATGGGCAAGGTTCATCAAAAGTAGCCGGAGATATAACTCCTCCCAAATTGCCTCCCAGGTAGAATTGAATAATTTCGATACCCAATTCTTGGTCATCACCTGGAGATTTAATTCTCATTCTCAGGGTTCCTTCTTTTGGATATACTAACCCACTACCATTTCCCTTAGATTCTAGCTGTTTCTTTCTAGCTAGCATCTTTTCTTTTGTAGAAAGTCCCTCTGATGAAACTTTCTTTTTCTTCTTATCTTTTATCATAATGATTAATTTTGATTGTTCGGTTCTGAATAGACTACCTCATTCATACTCAATACGGTAAGAACGTTTTTCTCTAAGATCTTTTGAAGAGCAGGAGATAATTTATCTGTTTCGAATTCAAGTTCTTTACCCGCATACAAACCATAGGTAACTATCCTACCTATGCCCACCAATTCCCGATAGGTTTTATATTCTTCTGTAATCTCCCCACTCTTTACTACAACTCCTTTACGAGGAACTCCCTCTTTTACTTGTTCAGGGATAATCAAACCCGATTTAGTTTGGTTTACCTCCTTTGGAGATAAAATAAGTACCCGGTTTTCTGTAGGGCATCCAGGTAATTCTTGATTAAATTTCTCAGCCACAAGAGGTGAGATAAATGTCATTGAATAATTCATATTCTGATACTGTTTTTAAAAGTTAGTAATTATTTATAGTTCAATGGGTTAACCCTTTCTTAAATTCGCATTAATAGTTCTTAATATATTCTCCCGACTCTCATAAGCTTTACATATAGCTATGAACTTATTTGCTTTTTCTACAGCTTTTAAGTATCTTTCATAAATGGAAGAATACTTCTTGTTAAGATTTGCCTTATGAGAAACATATTCGTTATTCCACCTTTCATTGGCATCCTTATAATATACCCAAGCATTGGAATAGGCTTCATCCTTTTCCCTTGCTAGTAAATCTCTTTCCTTTATATACTTATCTCTAAGAGAACAAAGAATATAATAACTAGAAGGGGATTCTCGTAGCTGAGAATTAATGATATTCTCATTGATAGACAATTCTTTTTGAATATCAATTTCTAGGGTCCTACCCTCAAATTTAACCTTTAGTTTTTTTAGCTCCGTCTTCATAAACTTCTAATAGGTTTTTAAAGTCTTCTTTACTAAATTCGCCTTTACTTATAGCATTAGATACTTGAGCAAAAGCCATTTGATAAGCTAAACTCATACCAGGCAATCTAAGAATAGATTTATAGGGACTAATCTTATCTACTAAAGCTCTTAATCGTAAGTCGCATAAGTTATCAGTTCCCCCTCTATCTAATAATACTAAGAAAGCTGCCCAATAAATATGAGTAGCATCTTCATAAGCAAGTTTCCCATCCTCATCAGTGGCCATTACTTTAAAAGCCATATCTTCTAATGTAGTAAGGTTAGTCTGTAATTGATGTAATTGGGTCTTTACTCTATTGAATAACATCTTTTCTTGTCCACTTACCTTTAAATTCGTAGCATCCAGGTATTTAAACAGATTCTCAATAGAATAACCCAAACATCCTGCAATCATATAGGTAAGGGCAGTTAATTTACTCGCATTTTGATATTCCTCATTTGTTGCCATGGTTTCATAAATTTATTTTATTTATGTGGACATAGTATCCTCTTTCTTCACTTCTGTTGGTGATTTTGGATTTTCTTCATGATGTAAATATCTATTACATCCAGGACATTTTACAAGTTTACAATCTGCAAAGGTATGTGAATCTACTTCTAAATAATCATATTCAAATTCACAATCACAGTATGGGCACTTAGCTCGCCATACTGTGGGTCCGTTCAAAATCTTTTTCATATCTCTTTATTTGTTTGTTAAATCTTTCTTTAAACTGTTTGATGTGAATATGCTTATATTTCTTATGCTCTTCCATATACTCCTCTACTGAGAAATCTGATTGAAGCATCTTATTGTAATCATACCCAGGGATAAATGGTAATTCCTCTGCCATTGACCTACCAATAGTAAAGTCCATATCCATATCTACATCATCAACTTGGAAACCAAAGTATTTCTTAGTACTTGGGTTACGTAGTATATTCCAAATTGTATATACTGTCCATGTATTTATATCCTTCGGTTTAGAATACATATATACAGCATCATGAACTGTACAAGCTTCTTTCATCATGGGTAATTTACCTTGTCTCATTAACCAATAAACAAGGATAGCTCCAAAATTAGTCATATTTGCTGCGGCACCTTGACATGGGAAATTAAGTCCCAAACGGATGGCATAAGCAACTTCTTGTTTATCATTTGAGTATATTTGGGGTAATCTTCTCTTAGTACCAAATAACTGGGTATAATATCCATGCTTACGAAGGAATTTCTCTTGTTTCTCTTTGAACTTAAGTATCTTTGGGTGTTTCTTAAAGAACTCATCCATCTCCTTACGAGCTTCTTCTTTAGTAACTATAATACCAGCTTTTGGGTCTGATAATTTTACTGCTAGCAAAGCATCTCCAATTCCATAGATAAGTCCAAATGCAATTTGCTTAGCTTGTTTTCTTCTAGTCTTCCAAAGCTTATGGTCAGGGTGACTTTCGTCTTCGTATATTTTACTGGCTTCCTCAATTGGAACCCCATATTTTGCTGCTGCTATACCAAGGTGAGGGTCTACGCCCTTTGCAAATGCTTCCAGATAAGTTTCATCACCTGATAAATGAGCCATCATTCTTAACTCTGCCTGTGAGTAGTCGAATGCCATATATAGATAACCTGGAGGAGCTACCAATTGTTTCTTAATATTTGGGTCTACTGTTGTCTTTGGGATCTGCTGCATATTTGGGTCTGCAGAACTAAACCTATTAGAGTCAGTACCATGTATGTTATATCTACCATGTAATCGAGAATCATCTTGTACCTTTTCCCACCACCCATAAATATAAGTCTTATACATTTTCTCTAACCCTCTTAGTTCGAGAAGTTTATCCAAGAATATTGCCTTTGGTGAATCGGGTTTTTTAACTGTTAACCTTAAGTTAGTTAGGGTTTCTTCATCTGTACTTGGTTTACCAGAATCATTATCTTTAATTACATCGAAATGGAATCCATCCTCTGAATACATTAGCTTAGGCAAATCAACTGGGCTACCAAGGTTAATGGGTCTTATTAATTCCTGTTCCTTTTTAGTTGTAAATATACCTGCCTTGATATTCGATATTTTCTGTTCCCTTAATGCAATCTTTCGTTTGTCTTTTGGGTCATTATAATCTAACTCCTCAAGTTCAGCTTCGATAGATTGAATATACTTATCAATCTTTTCTTGGTTGTACTTCTTTTCGAATTTTTTTACTCTTGGCAAGTCATATATTGCTTGTCTAGCAGCATCTATTTTTGGTTTATATTCTTCCAGAAGCTTTTTATTGAACTCAGTATCTAGATATAATCCCTCTTTCTCTACTGAGGTGAGTACTCGTGAATTACACATAAATAAATTACGGAATACCGAATACATACCCAAATCAATCAACTTCTTTTCAAAGAATAACATTAACCTAAGAGTATAATCCGTATCTTGACAACCGTAATGGCAAAGTGGGTCTAATTCCTTTTTATCCCATGGTATCTTATCAAAGGCATCTTGCTTTTCATAATTACCATACTCTGGTAAATACCTTCTTACCATTGACTTTAAGTCATGAGGTTTTTCCTCGTTGAGAACATATTTAGCAAGCATCCCATCTAAACATGTACCTCTGTAGAATATATGATACTTCTGGTTTACCTGGTCGTCAAATTTCCAGTTCCATGCAACCTTAGTTATCTCATAATTCTCAATTACTTCTTCCCCAAATTTCCTTAACATCTTTTTCCAATTCCAACCTGGTGAAGTATAAGCTTTTGTTTCGAAATGGTCTAAAGGGATGGAAGCACCAAACCCAGGCATCCAAGATACAGAGAGAATTGTAGGTTTAAAACTCTTATTATAAATAGGTTCGGCATTCGTTTCATAGTCACAGCAAGCATAACCCGTAGCTTTACAACAAGCAATAAGTTTCTTAAGCTCTTTCTTGTTCTTTATAATATGATACCGTGTTTCCATATTTTAAAATAGAAAAAGGGACATACCCACCTATAGTAGATACATCCCTCATTATTAATATTTCTCTTGTAAGTCTTCCAGATTAGATGCTAATGCTAACCAATCTTTCTTATAAGCATGAAGAGAATCAATGGTATGATACAAGTAGCCAGGTTTAACTCCAACCTCTTTAGCTACATATTCCATAAGTTTCCATGCAAGGTATACATCATTACCAAAATGAGTAACAAAATCTGAACTCCTTTGATGATAGCAAATATGTAATACCTTCTCTCCTTTACCATTCTGACGGATAAGGAAATCATAATACATAGAACATGGAATACGTTTACTTCCATCGAGAAATCTTAAATCCGTACCATGGAATATAGGGAGTACTGCCTTACGAGTATCATTATCCCTTTTAAGTAGTTCGATAACCGATTGCATGGCAGAATCACAATTAAATGATGTACTACCATACGATAACTGATTCCAAATACGTTCTGGATAGGTATAATCAAATCTACCATTCACCAAGAACTGTTCCCATAAATCTTTTCTCAGTTCCCAAGCTTTACCAGGATTTAATTCATACCAACCAATTCTTTCCTGAAACTCAGCATCTGCCCATTCTCTTGAATGAGAGAATATGAATAACCATACCGGGTCTCCCAATGAAGTTAAGCAATATTGTTGGCAAATGAGTTCTTTAGTAATAAAATCCTCATTACCTTCAATGACTTTATTTTGATAGGTCTTTGGTTTTACAAGTTGACCATAACTGTTGAGTTCTCTGCCCATTTCTGACATTAACTCAAAACTGTTAGAATATATCCTCATATTATATAAATATTTAATTATATGACATTGTAGAATTAACCCAGGTCATATGCCAGTAGCGAAATACAAAATTATCGAAATCCTCTACCTCTTTTATTAACAAGGGTATATCTGGTTCTGCACCGTTCTTTTTAATCTCTAAAACTTGGTAATAGAATTTGTTTACTAATCCTATCCGCTTCTGATTTAAAAATTCCCTAGCTTCCATTGTTATTCTTTTGTTTTAAAAGTTTCTTCTTATAGGCTTTACGTTGAGAGTAAGAAATTACATTCTCGGGATATTCAATATCTTCGTATTCAAGAAGTAATTCTTTTGCTTTCATTGATTTATATGTTTCTTCATATAAATCTGGTCTGAGCACTTTAAAACTTCTAAAGAATACCTTGAATGAAAAGAATTCCTTCTCTGTACCCTTTTGGAATTTCTTCCATATTTCTTTTATTCTCTTATTCCAAGCATTCTCTTCTGCCCCCTTAAGTACCTTCTTCAATGGCTTATGGGTATGATACATTAGAAGTGTCTCCACATTTCCGTACATTTGAGTCGCGAATAGGTTGATTTGTACTGACTGATCCGGACCATATACGTACTCTGACATTCGTTGAATTAATAGGAAATCGAATATTAACCTCTTGGTAATCTCCGAAGCCCGAACTACCATTGTAATAACTGGGATGTCCTCCCCGAATCGTTTTGAAAAAGTCGCTGCTATTAGACATTGCTTTCCGTTATCATGATGATTGTTAAACATATAGGTTATATTGTAATTCTGATTGTACTTATTTCTCAGTACTCTCAGTTTACTACGCAACAAATCAAGCTTATTAAAGTCTATGTAGTTATTCAATAAGCTAGTCCACTTAGTTTCTTTATAATTGAAACATCTCCCATAATCAAATTCTGGGTCTACCCAGGCATTGCGTATCTTTATAAATACGTTATACACTACTGCTACCCCACTATTGGCAATAGCCCCCTTTGCAAATAAAGCAGGCTCTAATCTTAGGAATCCCTCATTGAGTTTTTCCCATGCTTCTTGTGAGGTAGCAAATTCTAACGAATGGAGGGACTCCTCCGGATTAAGTTGAAGTCCCTCTAATTTATGGTTCCATCCTGACATGTTAATAATTAGTTTGTTGCCTCCATCTATTGAGACGTTGTTTTTTAAAGAATAAACCGAATAATCCGAGAGGAGTAAACCCATTCATCGCTAAGAATCCCATATAGAGATAGAAAGCTTTTACCAAGGATTCTTGAAAATCTATTTCCTTAGTCATCACTTGAGTTTGTTTCCATGGTCTACATTTAAGGAAATTTCTAGCTTTATTGAGTTCATAGATTACTTCCCATAGGTATAATTTCTCAGCTTCATGGGATAGTTCGTTCATCTGGTGAAAGCCTGGAATATAGGAATTTATATGTTCCCACTTACCTTCGTCCTCATAGAAATCCTCTTTACAGATAATGTCGAATTTCAATAAGTTATGATAATCTGAATATTTGATTACCAGTTCTTTAACCCCAATAGCCATCACTTCAAATAAGTCTTTTGCTTTATTATAACTAAGTATATCTTCAGGAAGTATATTTGAATATGCTAGAAGAGTAAAGAAAAAGCCTAAAGCATCTGCTTGTTCTTCATTTGCATTAGCAAGAGAATTCAGTATGGATTGATGTTCTTCTTCGTTGAGCATCTCCATATTCCATCCCTTTTTACTGCAAAGGTCAAATACTTCATTGGTAGATTCAAAGCCTTCAGTTAGTTCTTCGATTACCCTACCAATAAAATCCTTAAGTATAACTTGGCTCTTCGGGTTATTTATATCTAAGGGATATTCTGGTAGTGATTCTATTTGCCTATACCCATTTAATTGTTCTAACCCTAAGATATACATCTGTGGGAGTACCTCTGTTTCTTTTATATTGGGCACCTCTTCTCTTATGTTTCTTACATCCATGTTTATTTATTTTGAGATGAACCAAATCCCTTATCTCCTCTACTTCCCCACATTTGAGACTCAGTATAGAATTCCTCTTGTTGAATCTCTTCTGGCTCTGTGATGTAGATAGGAACATGTATGAACTGTACAAGCTTCTTGCCACATTCGATAACTTGAGCCTTATCAGAAGCATTATATACTCCGATATGTATCTCTCCTACATAGGGAGAATCTACTATCTCAGCTGTAAAGAGTAAACCTTGCTTAGTAGCTATACCGGACTTATTAGCAGCCATTAACATAGAGGCAGGTGGTTCAAGCAATCCCCTAATACCAGATGGGATAAGTATACGATGTCCAGGTTTTAAAGCTATATACCTTACAAAGGCTTCACCAAAAGGAACATCTAAATTATAACCTTCTGAGTCGAATTCATTTTTAGAATGAATATGCTCTGGATATAAATCGGTTGGTACATAAAAATCTAACCCAGCATCATTTGGGTTTGCTCTGTTGGGGGATATTACCTCCCGTACTTTGATAAATCTAAATCTGTTCATAATATATTACATTTTTTTAAAAGTTGTTCAAAGGTTAATCCTTGTTGAGGAGTTACTCCGAGTGAATGACAGAATCTTTCTACGTCGTATTCACCCTGCATAAACAAATCAGCAAGAACATCATCTTGCCGTACATAATAATTTGGGTTGTTAAGATATAACTTAAACATTGCCCATATCATTCTTAACTTACTGACCTTTCCCATTGCATTCTCTATAAAGTTCTCTAATACGTTTCTTAGGTACTAATACATCCAAATCTTTGTATTGATTCTTCTGTTCTAATTCTTTCCTTGTAATGTTCAAGTTCTGGGACATCTTGAACGCACATAGTTCTGAGTCTCCGCATAATTTACATTCTTTAGTGGATAAATCATACCCAATACCAAAGCATGGATCTCCGTTAGTACCCAATTGACTAACATCTATTGGTGTAAGTACATCATGTTTTGATAAATCAGGAAGTTGTTTCTTTTTCTTTGCCATCTCATTTTTCTTTATAAATGTCTATGTTAGTAATATCATCTAGGGTTACATATGAATAACCAATGTTATTAATAAATAGTTCCCTGAGTTTAGATAATTCTGGGCAAGATTCTGGGTCAGTAGTATCTTGTTGTAATTTGATCTCTAATCCAGACCTCCAATATAAACTAAATGAATGGGTATAAACATCCGGGGTATATCTCCAGTGTTTAATAGGGGTTACCCATGCCAAATCCCTGCAATTGAATACATGTTTGGGATTACTGGCAGGTGGGTTCATCCAATTTAATATTCGGTCTATCAGTTTCATTATAAAATTTTTTATTGTTATTTGGTTTCCTTAATAATATCCAGCAGTAGATACCTGATGCGGATATTTGTATTATTCTATATCCTTCCGATTGTAATTGTATTAATCGTTCATCAGTATCTTCCCTGATACATATAATTTTATCTTTATTCATAATGCCCGTATGCTTATTAGGATGTAATTATTTCCTCCTACGGAGAAAAGTAATTACTCATAGTACTTCTAGTTAACTCTGAATAAGGCTATGGTTAGGATGTTTCTTCCATAGTTTGTCTAATAAGATTACTTTCAATTCTTGTCTCTGATAATATTGCTTCCTATGTTTTCCATGCCTATCTAAATAATTACCAGGATAGTGAAGGTCATCAAGGTACACTTTCTTTTTCGATTTATCGGTTCTTACCAAACGACCAAGGAACTGAATAGATTTTTCTTGACTATCCATACTTGCTGCGTTAAGCAAATACCTTAGCTTAGGAAAGTTTTTGCCCCGAGCAATGATTGTAGTTGATACCAAGATATCAATTTTGCCGTCCCTAAAATCTTTCATTATTTGTTGTCTTAATTTAGATTTGGTATTAACATGCACATAGGCAATATTATAGGCATCGCCCAGTTTCTTTTTAAAGAATTTATATAGATTTTCACAATGTGCAATATGCTTGCAAACTACGAGAGCAGGATATCTGCCTTGATTAATATTCCATCGTAATCTGGAATATGCCATTAACCAAGCAGTATAACTGTTAGTAATCGAATCATCATATATCTCTTTATAAGATATACAATCGGATTCCCAATTCCCATACCAGGGTTTACCTGGTACCATCTTTACTACAGTTTTAGTTGAATAACCCTTCTTAATAGAATCCCTAAGTTTAAACTCGGCAAGTACCTTACCAAAGAAACATTCAAGATTCATATTCTTAACTTTATCTTTAGCAAGCTTACTCATATAGATGGTACCAGATAGCCCTATACGAATACGAGTATTGAATAACCGGGTGATTACATTCTGATATTGCCTACTGCCCCCCTGGTCAGCTTCATCTATAAGTACCATATCTATTTGAGATAACTCTTTTTGATAGAACCTCATATTACGAGAGATAGATTGAACCATACCTATTGTGAAGTTACTCCAGTTTAAAACTTTGCCTTGAACAAAAGTGATATCCTCTCCGGGTAGATATTGCTTAAATTCTTCTCTAGCTTGGTTTAACCAATCCGAGTCATTAGTTATTAACAAAGTCTTCAACTGCTTCTTATAGGATAAATACAAAGACGACATAATAAGAGTTTTACCTGCATTAACCGTGTAATCCAATACTCCGATATGAAAGGGTTTACCTCCAATCGTATTATTAATTACAGCCTTGACTGCTTTCTCCTGTTCTGGTCTTAATTTATATTTGCCTATCTTCGTAACAACTTTACTGACTTTAGGTAAAGGTTGACGCATATCTACAACTTTAGGTTTAATTCCCATCTCAATACACCTATCGTATACCTTAGGAAGCAAACCTATTTTAAATTGACCAGTCTTGGTGATGTAGTGAATCTTACCATCCCAATTCTGCATACCTCTTTGCCTTGTACGTAAGTAGAAAGCATTTGGATGTCGAATGGCAAACTCATTATAAAGTTTCTGTGCGAACTTAAGAGGTAAGCCGAGTTCACACATATTACCATTCTGAATAATTATCTTGCTCATCTTCTGTTTCTATGTAAAATGAATTACCACAAGAACATTCGGCATATACTGATAAATCATTGTCTATAGCATTTACCACTTCCTCTTCGGATAATATATAACAGTTACCACAACAAGGACACCATGTATAGGAATTGCCCGAGATATAATTATCTCGGGATTCTTTATGTATAATTGCTACTTGACTCATATTACTTAATGATTACAGTTACTCCCTTAGTACCTTTATCTACTCCCAAAACTTCCTTAAGAAGTTTAATGTGATGTTCTTCATCGGCAATCAGTTTCTCAAGGAAATAATTCACATCATCATAATCTGGGCGTTCATTGTATTGAGCAATTGCTTTTTGAATCTTTTTATAGTGTCCGATAGTTTCTATTTCGGAATCCCAAGCAATCTTCAAAGCCTGTTCCCAAGTAGGACCTATTTCAATTGTAGGATTAATGTTGATTACAGAGTAATCTTCATAGGGGTCTGCCAATTGTATGAAATCTGATATCTTATCAAAATGTCTCATTTCTACTAATCCAATACCCAACATCAATTCCGAAATCTCTTTAAATCTAGTTGACTGCTGAGTATACATAATGATTGCACTTAGTTCTGAGAATTTGGCGTTCTTCCAAATTACATAAAACATATTAACTATCTCATCAGGCCAAGGTTCAATATCCTTAAAATCCGGATAATCTACTGACTGGTCTGAATACTTGAGGACATCAATAAAAGCATTAGCTGCATCCTCCACTCTGTTTCCTAAAAATTGTAAGCCTTTCATATTACTCTTTGATTTTATCCCAAAGACTTCCCTCTACTATTGGTTCATCTTCGAGTAGTTGTTTATTCTTATTCTTATATAAATACTTATTGTATCTTTCAATTGCTTTATCAGTATACATCTGTGCAATGTCTGGTAAACCATTACACCATGCAAGAGATTCAAACTGAGCATCGATGAAGGTCTTATAATCCCAACCTTCTTCTTTTAAGAAATCACCAACCTTTGCAAAGTGTACATACTTCTCTGGTTGATTTTCATAAGATTCATATATACCAGTTGCCTTAGCAATCTTACCTATAAAGTAATCATGTATCTCTTTGGTAAGTTTTAAATCTGAATTTTGTAACTCTATCTCAGCATCTACTTGATTAGTGATGTTTTCTTGCATAGATAATAACCTTTGCATAACATTACGATAATCAGTCATCCTTTTTAATCCAGTCTCTATATACTTGATAAAACCTTCACGAGTATCAAATTTAAAATCTTCACAGAAGGTATTACATATCTCTGCAAGCTTTTTACAATTTGCCCATTCTCGAGAATTACTTTCATTTATTTTCCGAACTCCCCGATGCTTTAACTTTATACGAGTTGCATATAAAATATCAGCAACGAGGGCAGCATCTCCCTTAGATGCTAGTAATATGTTATTAACTCGCTTAGTATTCTTATTGTTAAAAACTAAGACTGCTCTATGATTTATTGCCTCCTTTCGAGCAATAACAAAAAAAGCCTCAACTGGGAAATTGTCTACCTCTAAGGTATTTAATATTTCCTCAAATTGAGACTTAGTTATATGGATAGATGGTTCACGCATAAATATATTATTTATAATATAATAGGAACTCCCTATTTCAATGAGTTTCTGATAGCAATCAATTCTTGATAACTTTGATACCGAGTATTATATACTAACCTTAAGACTTCCCTTTTCCCAAGATCGTTGCAATCCTTTCCGTCTGGTAAAAACACCACCTTGACTTTTTTATAGTTAATAAGCTTGAGACCCAAGTTGATGGCATATTGCTTGGCATCTGGGTCCAGCAATATAATAAATCGTTCGCATTGGGATTTAAGTAGCTCATTGACTTGGTAGGCACTAATAGCTTTACCCATTGTGGCAATGCCTCTATCTCCCATTGTGAGAGCATTAAGTGCTCCCTCGCATATGAATACCGACCTGTACATTTCCAATGCGTCATGATTAAATATGATGAATTGCTTTCCAAGACCTGTGATATCTTTGTCAGGGTTGTTATATCGTGGCCCCTTACCAATGACGTTACGGGCATTGTAATATTTAAGTTGACCCTTGTAGTAAAAGGGGATGATAAGATATCCATAGAATGGTTGAGTTGTGCCATAGCCAATGCCATATCTCGAAAAGCTGCTGATATCGAATCCACGCTTTTTAACATAGCCTCTGATGCTTTTCGCAAGTTGGCTTTTTCCAATTGAGATATTTCGAAACCCTTCAGGTAAATAGATTGGTTTCCCTTCGGCAAGTTCGATTTTCTCTTCCTTAAACTGTAGTTCATCAAATTGCCCATTGTTCAAAAAGTTAATTAGTTCATGGTATTCTGTAAATCCCTCTATATCCATTATCAGTTGAGCAGGAGAGGGATGAGCATTACATCGAAAACAATTAGTTCGATACATGGAAAGATTAACCCCCAACTTCTGTTCTCTCCCGCAATATGGGCAAGTTGGTATACGCATCCAGCCATGCTTATAATCGTAAGCTCCAAGTCTTTTAACAAAGTAAGTACGGAGCTTAGACTTAAATTGATTGGTTATTTTCATTGTACTTAGAATAACGTTTTGTTAATCTCTTCAATTTTTCTATATCCTTACAACCCCTTACGAAAATTTCAAAGGTTTGAATAAGGTCATACCTAAGGTTAATAAGCTCCTCTTCTTTCTTTAATTGAAATTCTGATAGATACATTTCCCATCCTCCCCATCGTATTGACCTACCAGTGTTTGGGTCAAATTCTCTTAAATCTGGAGTGCCCTCAACTTTAATTTTCTTAGGCCCAACAGAAATAACCTTTGTCCAGTAAGGACTGTGTCTCGGGTCTGAAGGTATGATGTATACCTGTTGACCTCTTTGGATTCCTTCTAATCTCTTAATCATATTTTCTTCCTCCCACAATTATTACAATAATATTCGGTTTTCTTTTTTATATAATACTGAGCTTTCTTTCTACCTCCCTTATGAGAGAAGATTGCTCTACGAGGACGTTGCCTATATTCATAAGAATGTACAGCAACCCATTCATGATAACCTAAAATGACATTTAAAGTTTATCCAAAGTTCTTTTATCCACATTTCTTCGAAGTTTAATATTAGAATATAGATATCTATGAATATGGGTTATATTGTATTTCTTCTCTATTAACCTAACCTTTACTCCAGATGTATAATCCTGATTCAGGGATTTAATTTGAGATTTGGTTAAGGGTATTTTACCCTGAGGTCTAAGCCTTTTATCTGAAATACACTGTCTAATATTTTTCAATTGTGTACCCCAATATAAATTCTCTACCCTATTATTCAAAGGATTATTATCCTTATGACATACAAAGGGTTTATTATCTGGGTTTGAAATATAGGCTATTGCCACTAACCTGGATGCTTGTATTCTAATCCGAGATGTGCCATTCCTTAAAATATGATAAACCCTACCTCTAGAAATTGTACCATTAAGTATCATCCAAACTCTTCTATTGGGATAGTATCTATATAACCTACCTCTTCTTGAGATATGGTAGTTTTCCCACCCCTCTATATTAGGGATAAACTTAATATTATATATCACCCGATTTCTTCTCATACTTTTCTTTATTTGCCGATGGATTACCTTTTTGTTCTTTCACCATTTTATCTATTATACCCGCGTACACTTCATCATATTGTTTACGTTGTTCTCTTGTAAATTCTGTACATCTTTGTCTTTCAACATCACATTTAAATAAGGCTCTACCTGAAGAAAGACCGTCCCTTTGTACTACCATCTCAACTCGAAGTATATTATCTTTTTCTTCTTGCTCGGTAGAATTAAGACCCACAATAACTTGAGCATTACGAACAATAGCAATTGAACCAGAGATATCATTTTCATCATATCTAGTAAGTCTATGCTTCTTACCTTCACGAGTAATATGATGTGCAGTCCATATGATATCAAGATGTAACTCTTCTGCCAAGTTTTGCAAATCTACATATACATTAGAAATCCTTTCGAAATCCTCTCGGTCTCCAGCTATTGAGGCAAGCTTACCTGCATAATCTACCATTAATACTCTAATATCGATGCCTTGATTACGCAATTGAACTATCCTCTCTTTTATGTAAGTTGTATTAGTAATCATTGCAGGTACCCTCTCAACCACCAATTCAACCCCAAATCTTGCAAGCTTTCTTAAATGTTTAGCTTCAAGTTTATCATACTCACCTGAGTATAATTCCTTTTTGGTTTTATTGATACTAGATTGAATAAATCTGTCCATGATTTGGTCTTTACCATTCTCGGTATCTACGTATAATACGGATTTCTTCATTCGAAGATAACCTCGGGCAAGGTTTACCATGAAGAAAGTTTTCTTTGCTTTAGGTTTATCCAATATTACATTAATAGAATGTTCGGGATAACCTCCTGCATTAGTAAGGTCATTTAATTGCCTAAAGGGACAGGGTATTACCGAGGGTTCTGATTGTCTTTTAAACTGTCTCTCTGTAATATCTCGAATCATGTATATAGGTTCGTCCTCTTTCTTTGGTTTACTTTTCTGAAGTACTTTTTCAATCTTCCTTGAATACTCTTCATATTGTTCGAAGTTATCTAAATCAAAAGAGTCATTCAGGTTCTTCATTTCAACATAGGTAGAGAACTGGTAAATCTTTTCCTTGATATAATCTGCATCCGATAAGGGAATGTGATATAAATTGCTTATTAACTTATTGATATTAGGGATGTCATCCTTAGTTACCAAATCAATGTATGCCTTTGATTCTAGCAATTCTTTTAATACTTCTTTTAATACATTCTCTGAAGGCATCTTACCTTGCTTCTTAAAGTATTTTGATATACCCTCAAATATAAGGGCATGCTCAATAAGAACCAGGTAATTAGCTTTAATCCTTTTTAGGACTAAACCTCCTTCCTTATCTCTTAAAACAAACCGGAGTATCTCAAGTTGGAAATCCGGTGTGAAACTAAATTTGATGTTGTCTTTAAATTTCTTCATATCTATATTGCAATATTATATAAACTAATAGATTTTGATAGTACCGAGATAGTTCTGAGTATGTTGACAACTAACTAGAAACTACTAATCCACTACCTTAAGCTCCCGAATATTTAATATTATTATTTTATATAAGAAAAAATACTTATATTTGCATAACGAATATTTAAAAACATGGGAAAAAGTAAAGGAAATAATGGCTCAGAGCTTCATCGATTAAAACCTATGCAAGAATATGATGAAGCTACTTTCAATAGACTTTATAAAGTCTGTAAGCCAGTGATTAGGAATCTTACCAGACAGATTGATTATAAAAGGTTTAATCTTACACCAGATATAATTCAGTCTTATTTCTGGGACAAGATGTTATTTGTTTTTAATAAATACTATGGTGAATGTACTGAAGAACATCTCAAAGCAAGAATCCTTGCTTCCTTGAGTACATTTAAAAATAAATTGCTTCGTTCTGCATACGGAGAACAAGCAGAGTATAATCAAAGCCTCTTTAAACTGGATGATTTATTCGATAATGACAAAGAACTAGAAGATGATAGTGAAGAAGAGAAAGCTAAATCCGAAATGATAGATATGATGTATACTTATATGAAAGATAAACTTTCTCCGGATGCTTATCTTTTATTCGAAGTATTAATTACTCCTCCCCCCTTCATTAAAGAGAGACTCGGAAATAGTACAAGGATTACTAATATAATGCTCATAGAATTCTTCGAAATGCCTAAGACTAATGAATCCATGAGATATATTTCTGAACTTAGACAGGATATACAGTATTGGGAAGATAGAGCTAAAGAAGAACTTAGATATTAACACAAAAGAAAAGGGACGTTTCCCAACGTCCCTTTCCGAGTGTTTACTCTAAACAAACTATGCAAAACAAAAACAAAACAAGAGTTTACTTAGACAATACAAATAATACACATGAGTTATATTAACAACTAATTACGACCTATGATATTTTTTGAATATATCTTAAAGTAATAGTCGGTGGTAACTTTTCGATAGTCAAGGTATCTACCGAAGTCTCTTGTAGGAAAGATTCCCCTATTAAATTCCAACTTACTACAATAGCACCATCTTGAATACCCTTGGTGGGAGTCCCTCTACCGAAGTCTCCATTTAAACCCGTTTCTCTATTAAAGAAAGATTGGGGTCTAACATTCTCCCAGTTATTGGCATTATCCTGTTTACCTTTAGATACACCGAGAGCATGCCTATGTCTTGGTAAATCATCGCCTTTCAATTTAATAACAAAGTTACCTTTAGTGGGAGTATAGAAATCCCCAATATTCTGTAGCATCATCTCGTCTCCAATTTGAATACCTCCGGCCTGATATCCTATTACTATCCTACCTGAAGCCTTTGTATATTCAGCCCATCCTTCAGGGATTACATCGGTTTCCCATAAAATTATTGAACCTATGGGTAAACTAGCAGTATTCAAAGAATCAGAGAATTCCTTTCGGAGAGCTTCTAGTTGCCCATCAATGTATTGCTTAATATTCAATAGATTCCCATTTTCATCCTCTACCGGAAACCCAGTATTCATTTTCTCTACTTTAGTTATGGATTCTTTCATCATACTGTGAGTAGCAGTAGTATATGGGATCTCCTGGAATTTGCCCTGATAGGGTACAATAGCAAAGTTCTCATTTCTTTTAGTCATAGCATCTGTACCCTTACCATATATCCCAATAAGAACAACAGAATTCTTATTGTTAGAATAATAAGGGCAGCAAGTCTCTACCATCTCTAGAAGATTACTAAGAGTCATACTATAATCCGAATAAATATCATTATTAAGTACATTGGGATTACGATTCTCTTCAGAAATTGGGTAGTATATATCTAGAGATTTTTTATATAACTCATAGAAACTTTCTGAAGATTCATTCCAATAAGCTACAAAATCTACTGGATTATCTACGGGTTCGGAGATAGTAGTGTGTACTGCAAACAGTAATACTTCATCGGTGGACCCTTGGGTTCCCTGAATATTCTCGATGGTCAATGTTTGTTCATCAGAGATAAATATATAGCCATCTCTTGAAATACACCCAAAATTTATATCGGGTAATTCTCCATCTTCAGAATCTTTAGACATATACCTTGCTGTAATCCTATCCTTAATTACATTAGCAAATTTACTACCAGAAACTCCCTGAGGAGAAACAACCAATTTATTACCATTTATGGTGGCTGAGCCAAATCCACAGAATGGCCCCAAACCAGAAGGGGCAGCAATTGCTTCGGCTGCTTCCTTAGATTTGATTATACCTTCATACTTAAAGTACGTTTTCATTGTTCTTTGTATTTTTAAAGTTATTCTTTTGTTCTACCATATCCCTGAAAGCTTCTCCGAGTTCATTAAATTTGAGAGTTAACAGCTTAAAGATTATCTTCCAGATACTATATTGTTTTTTAATGCCATGTATTTCACATATATGCCCATAGATACTATCTATTTCGAAGCAATAGCATAATATCATTATAGTAATGGATACTCCTATGGGATCTACTCCATAGGGTTCTCCAATAGCTTTCCCAATTACAGCCCCAAGTAAGATATAACAAATATAATCAACCAGCTTATTTAGGGTTCTCCTACCGGCCCTTGACTTTCGAATGACTATATCTTGTACTCTACTTGCAGATATACCAAACCATAAATCTGAAAGTATCAATATTATGGCAAGTAATATCATCCACCTAAGGTCATAAATAATTTGGGTACATTCTCCAAATAAACCAATCATTGAAGTCTTGAACAGAGATTGAGTAGTAGTCTCTGTTACATTGTCTATTGCACTCTCTATCATACTTCTTCAATTTTCCACATTTGATTACTATAAGTGGTAATGGTAAATGTCTTCTCAGAAGTGTCATTTGATTCCCATTCCAACTTTTGAGGATTAACGCTTAATAAGTCAGCATCTACTACCGTAAACTTAGCCCGTACCGAAGTATCGGCAACTGATTCAAAAAGGTATTCTCCAGCGATAGCCGTAGTAAATTCATATCCGGCTCCACCAGCATCAAAAGTAGTTACTTTGCCAACTTGTCTAACTCTACTATCGAATTCAGCTTTATTAGAACTACACCTAATTAAACAATATACTTGTTTAATGGTACCCTTTAATTCGGCATAACTTGGGTCAACGGTTAATTCTATAATAGTAGGGTAATCTTCCAATATTACTTGACACCTTAATGAAGAACCATCATCTGCCACAAAAGTATAAGTACCTGCTTTAGTTAATACAATCTCGGATTCAAGATTATAGGTTTCCCCAGTTTCATCACAAGTTGCAGTACCACTTACATTGACCCCGTTTTTCATTTCTTCAAGGCTAAATTTACAAGCTGATACTTCATCCAATAACTGATATACTGCATAAGTATCATCAATTTGGCTTTCGGGTAATGACCAGTTAGGTTCTTTCCACTTTGAATCTGAAGGATCTGAAGGAACTATCTTTAGTTTGTTCTGATATACAACTGGGGTATTCTTAACTACCCAAGTAGTCTTTGCAGTTGGGTAGGCTACAGATTGGAAAGTATAAGTACCTGCTCTATTAGTAGTATATACATACCCGTTTTCAGCATTGAAGGTTTCCCCAGTTTCTACTACTTTAACTCGGTAATCATCACCATTACCCGAAATACCTTGTATTATTACGGTAGTTTTTGCAGAACCGTTATATAGAGTAGATGTAGATGGATTAATACTGATCCTATATATAGCAGTTTTACCTGAAACTACTTCAAAGATACCCACACCTTCATCAGTTTCTCTTTTATCTAAAGTACATTTGAATTTATAAGTACCATAACTGTTAGCAATAAATTTATCCCCATTCTTGAAAGTCTTAGGATTACCTATTAACCTACAATATAATTCTCCAGTAAATGACTCTGGGTAATTTGAAGTTATGGTTAAAGTAGTAACTGCATCCTTCATAGTTTGATTATTTCCAACTCTAAATTCTGAGGGTGTACATCTTACCTTATAAGTAACTTCTTCTTGGGTTACTACAAATGAAGTTTGTTTTACAGGAAATTCCACAATCTCAAAAAAGTAAGTACCGGGTTTTGTAAATTCCCAAGTTGAGCCCGATATTTTTACTTGATCGGTACCCACTAATCGAACATTACAAAGTTTCTCTGTCCCTTTATAGGATACTCTAGCTATCACCCTTGTACTAACCTTTAAAGTAGTTGGGGTTATTTTACCAGTTATGGGCTCACAAGAAATAATATATGAACGGTTATAAGTTTCCTGCCTTACGGTAATTTGGGTTATCTTAGAATTATCCCCAACGCTTCGAAAGTAATAAGTACCAGCCCTTGGAATATTAAATACCGAACCACTTTCATGTTTAGTATAACCCCAGTTAATTCTATCACTCGATATTTGATATCTCAAATCTGCATTCATCCAATCTGAAGTTACAGTTACCAATACTGGTACTTCATATACTTCTGAAGTAACTAAGTTGGGCTGGTCTGGGTTTACCAACTCGGCCTTAATCGAATACCAATCATTTACTACAAAACCGTAATCTATAGTGAAGGATACATGATAAGGTATGAATCTAGTAAAGAAACTTTCTACGGCTTCCCTAAATTTTTTAAAAGCCTCAGAATTAGAAGTATACCCATGACCAGTAAGTTTAAAACTTACGGAAATACATTGAGAACAATCGAAGGTGTTATCAAAGGTATATTTACTATCGTACTGATAGTATTGGTCAAAGTGGGGATGACCTTTTATCCAACCATCATACCCATCGGCTTTTGCTGGGTCTGTTATTACACAGGTTAACCCATATAACCTCATCATGATCTCGAAAAATTCTGATGTACCCCTTATTTTGAAAAGAGATACCGAATATCTCAAGATGTTTCTTACCTGAGTACTAGTTAAAGTAAAAGGTCCCTCTTTGGGTATTATCCAAAGCTTTGATAACTCCTGGAGTTTACTATCCGAGTAGAACCCATTAAAGTACTCTGCCCATTTCTGTGCATCTATAGTGTTCCCATAAGCAAAGGGCATTTCTCCAAGAAATTGCCAAAGGAAATTGAGATACATATCTGGGGTTTTATCTATATCGATAATATCCAATATATTCTCAATATCCTTTGTAATATAATCTTCAAAATGCTCTCCACAAATTTCTAGAAACCTCTCTAAGATGCCTTTACCATTTACCTTATAAGTATCTTGGTCCTTATATTCGAATGGTAAAAAGTCGATTAGATTTTTGAGGTTTATCATTATACTATTTCGTTAACTGTTAATGTTAATTGTGAAGCATTCTCGAATACTGGCAAATTAAAGCCAGGGTCTTCATAATCATGGTTTGGTTCAGATACTGTAATAGAATATCGATAACCTGATTGATAGCTATTGTTTTGGATATCCAATGAGAAATCAAAACCATTAGCTTTATCTATAATCTGAATAGAGCTACCGACTGAGCCAGTAGTTACATAACCATTAGATACTGAACGTACTGTAAAAGTAGTTGAGGAATTGAAGGTTATGTAGTAAGTCATAGAACCCTTTGCCTTGTTCAATTTAAATTGGCCAAGGTTTAATTCCTTATTACCATAAATGGTAGTAGGCCAGGGTTTAATATAGAACTTAGTAAGGTGAAGGTAATCTACAGTTGATAGGTTATCTATTAGGGCATAGATGTCTGATACCCTTACGCTTCCACCTATCTGAGCTTGCTCTGGAGAATAGGCATTGTATAAAGCTGTAAGAATTTGAGTTTGTATCTCGGCAGTCTTATAAGACTTCTTACCAGTAACATCCATCTCCAGAATAATCTGAACCTTACCTGCAGACTTAACCTTTAACCAAGTAGTCATAGGTGCCCTTTGAGATAATAGGTTGTATACCCTATTTATTAATTCGGAAGAAGCAACAGCTCCATCATCGGGGCTAATGTATACTGTAAGCTTTCTACCGCATTCATAATCGGCTTTAGCCTTGTTTACACCATCTACTAACATAGCTAAGCTTTCAAAGTCCTCCTTAGTAATTGCTACTCCAAGAGTCTTTACACTCAAAGGTATATGTTCCTTGAGCATTGTAAAGTTCTCATAGTTTGAACCTCCTCCAGCATCATAAGCATTACTTACAGTAGCATCAGTGATTGAAGAAGAAATGATTGAGGGTACGGATGTAATAGTATTACTCTTTACGTTACCCTGAGAACCATTGGTTAAATAGAATACTACATTGGTTATCTTTGCACCTGCTGCAGGTTTCTTACCGAAGGTTCCATCCCCAAACATTATGTAAGGGTTAAGAGCTTCATCTATTGAAACCATAAAGTGTTTATCCGTTGGCTTTGATTTTGCAAAGGTATCTACCAATACCCAAGTTTCTCCACCTATCTGTAAAGACATAGAGCCCTGTTCATAGTACTTACCATTAGGCAATGTACCAAGGTGAACTATTACCCTGTCTCCAGTGGGTATTAGCATATTATTAAGAGCACTTGCAGTATATTTCTCATGTTGAATTATAGGTACTTTACATGTGGTTACATTTGAATACCAAGTTACATCTCTAGCAGATAACCAAGAGTTACCACTGGAATCCGTAAATAGAGTTCCTTGAGGTATGGTTAATTTAGCTCCAATGGAATTACCAGTAATACTTCTGGATAAGATTACATCTACTGTAGCAGCAATCGCTGCTCGAGCATGATAATCTACCAGAGCTCCATGTTTAACTACCGAATCATACCTTCTTGCAGTAGATAGGAAGGTTTCTCTTGCCATATTATCTACATAATAGTGAAGTACTTCGGCAATTGCCGCAAACAAAGAGAGGATGATAATTAAGATATTCCCCTCCGAATAATCCGTTATGAGTTTCTGACCCTGAGGGTCCTTAAGCCCCATAAGGGATTCAACCAGCTTGGCCTTAATCTGTTGATAAGACCTCTGGTATGGGTTAAGCCATTTATTTGTGATTCCCATATTATTGTGTATTTAATGAATTATCTGACTTATCATAGGTGATATCGAGGTACTGACTAGAATTTGTTCCATTTATTACATAAGCTACTTCTATGTGTATTTTTGCATCAACTCTAGTAACTGTGATATTTTGGAAGGTTATTCTCTGTTCCCATGCACCTATGGCTTGTTTTAAAAACTCTTTAATTATAAAACTTAGGGCTTGTGAGTTTGGTTCCTCAATACATTGCCATAGTTTACTACCAAAGTTTTCCTGTCGGAATCTTTGACCTATCATGTAATATAATATCGAACTTATATTATCCCGGATAAGTTTAAAATCCCCGTTTACTGGGTACCAACCTCTTTCCCCATTTTCATTAGTTGTAAGTTGGATAGGATAAGTTACACCTATACCAACTAAGTCTGTAAAGTAATTCTTTTCCATTAGTGTATGCAGGTTTTATCCTCATAATCGTCTACGACGAATTGTGAGAAAGGTTTAGTTATTTGAGTTGGGGTTGGGCCTGATGAACCAGGTCCCGTAGTTACACCAGAGTGTACATGAGAATTGAACATATTTCGAAGTTGTTCTAGTTCCTTAACCGTTTGATTTAATTTCTCGGTTAATTGGAATATATTGATTACTCCACCATTCTCACCCGTATTTAATATTACTGAATCCCCAGAAGATACATTAATATCCTTTTCAGATGATATCACTATATTAGCTTCGGAAGATACAACTATGTTACCATTGAAATAAAGGTTTAATGTACCATTATCATCATCTATTACAATGAGATTGCCCTCAGGAGTAACTATACCCATTTTGTTTGGGCCATCTAACGGTTGTGGTACTTGGTTAATTCCCCAACCATGATATTCCCATAGAGGTTTAGTGGGGTCACCGTATTCAAAGGTAATAAATACTATATCTCCTATTTTGGGAGTTAAAAATTTGAACCCGCCACTAATAGAACCATGTTGACCTTTTGGGTAAGCCCATGCAGTAGTACCACCCATCACTTCGGGGATACATACCTCAACCCGATTCATTTTCTTTTCGGTATCACTGTTATTAACAACTATACCTCGATATACAGAGTAATATCTACCGATGCCCTCTATACCTTCTTCTGTTATTATCTTTGCAGTTTCATAACCCATAACTACTTCACCTCCTTATTTTTAATATATTCTTTAAATCTCCTTAAGGCTACTTCCATGTAATCAAACTTAACCCAATAATCATCTGGTACTTGAATATCTTTAATAGTTATCTTACCTGGTAATACCTTACCCGAAGAAGTAGTTAAACTACCAGAGGTTATAGCTATACCCTCAGCTTTTTCTATTGGAGTCTTAGCTAATACTTCCGTATAATAAGCTTTCTTTCTAAGAAGTTCATCCTTACGCTTATGGTCGAGTACATTGCCTTCTTTATCCATAATACCGGATTCTATGAAGTAAGCTACCTCATTATAAGTCCAGCTTAAATCTAATTCTCTGGAATTACTCAAAGCTTTCTTATCCTGGCCCTTAGAAGTTTTAGCATTAGCTTTAGCATCATTAGCTACTACCGATTGAGTAGATAATCCAAGTTTAGCAGTAGTAGAACCTGCTCTACTAGAATTTCTAACTAATTCTAAACTAGTTATATACCCTTGACCTGGATCCATTGAATGAGTACACTGTTTTATATACCAGGGCCCAGACCATCGTTTACCAACATTTTCAAGAATAATTACTTGAGAAGTGGCTAATAAAGGTCTTCCCACTACCTGCATCTGACATATGAGTTTACTCTCAGTATGTTTCAAACCACCATTGGCATTTGCATTAGCTGCCCAAGCCCATTTATCAATTCCTCCATATCTACTGAATAGATTGCTATACAGTTTATATAAGGGTACCTCTACATCGGCTTTCTTCCAATGCTGGACTTTTACAGTAACACTGTATATACCTAAGCTCTTATTTAAGGGGTTCTTATATTTGATGACCGGAGTATCATCTATGACCATAGTATAAGGGCCTTTCTTTAAAGCTGAGATACCACGATAGACACTTTCCTCATCTTCCAATCCCCAAGCAGTAGCTCCTCCTTTAGGTGTATGCTCTGGGTCATAATCTCTTGGGTCAACATCCTCTATTACCATATACTCCATCTGTTCCTTACCTTCAAATAAGTATCTGGTATCTTTAAGGATATTGTATAAATCCTCTTTTAAATTCTGGCCGTTAGTAACATTCTTAAGAGCTGCATTCAATGCAGCTCTCCTGTCAGAAGGAAACTCTTCCTTCTGTATAGTCTTATTAATAATGCTACGTACCTGATCTGTACTGAGTTCATTAAGGAATTTCTCTTTACCTTGCCGATAAGCTTCAGCAGGATTAGCTGCTGAATACTCTGCTACATCTGAATTCCATTCATCATTCAACTGCCTTCTAGCTTCTATAGCAGCAATAAGGTTTGGATCAGTCTTTAGAGCATGGTTGATTTGCATTTGCCTAATCGTGGGGATATCAGCTGGGTTATTCTCAGCACCATATTTGCCAACGGAGGTATGCCAATTCTTATAATAGACCCCATTATTCTCATTAGCTACTATCTCGGGTAATTTTTCAGTATCATCAATCCCAGTACTTAATACTTCTAAATCTTTACTCTCTGGATTAATAGCGGGAGATAGTGTAGCCTTAACTCTCTTATTTACTTTTTGAGTAGAAAATTGAACACTAAGTACTTCCCCATTCTCTCCCTGATAAGTATAAACAGTTACTGGTTCTTCATGAAATTTCCTATTATGTATATAAATAACATTATCTCTTGAATCTATATACCAAGGGCCATTAGTATAACCTCTCATCTTTTGTTCTAATTGAACTAAGATATTCTTGCCAACTAATCCGAAGTCACTATTGATTAGGGCCTTCAAATCTTCTGGCATAGCCACTTCTGCTACTCCACTGTACCTATTAGCATAAAGCACCTTTCCAGTAGTAGTACGAGTATTCTCTGTAGGTACCTGTAGTGACTCATATACTTTATTACTTATTATTCGTTGTTCCATTACTGAAAGATTTCTATGATTACACCTACACCATTATCACAACCACCATCTAAATAGGAAGATAAACTATTCTCTGAAGCTTCAGAGAAATTATATGGTGGCTGATATCTTAAATCACCAATAGAGTCTATACACTTGATAGTTACATGGGTACCAGTAGAATCAAACTTTGCCTCAAAATCCCTGACCTTGATAGTTTTAATTGGACCCGATACAAATTGACCGTCTGGGTATATGTATCCCCACTGTAAACATATCACATTACCTTCTTGTAAAGCCTCTATGTCCACAGTATCGGGATCTCCAGTATCAAATGTAATTGTAGCAAGATTTTCTTTTTCTTCATCATACCTATAATTCCAGGTACTAATATAAGCTCCAAGAGGTATACCAGTAATGGGATTCATTATCGGCATACCTCTAAAATCGAATAGAGCCAAGTATGGTTGGCCCATTCCGTTATATAATATGGGTTTTTGTTTAGCTGCCATAAGCGGGGATTCTTATAAGTGTTCCACTTTCTACCTCTTTAAAAGGGTTTAGTATACCATTAGCTTCTGCAATAAGATACCATTTACCTGAATCCCCATAGTATTTATAGGCTATATTCTGTAAAGTCTCTCCATCCTTAATGGTATGTTGAATATCATTTGAGGATGAAGGTACAGAAACTACTGGAGTTTCTAAAGAGTAATCTCCATCTCCGTAATTTAGAGCATAGGCATTATTATAAGGGCTAGCTCCCGTCAGATATTGGTTAATATCAATCATATTTAATACCTCCCGTCTTTTTAAGTGAATCCGAATTTATAAAATCTCCATAGGATAGATTATATGCACTTACTCTCTTGAAAATCAATTCTTGAGTTGCTGCTGCAGGTAATAACCTACCATTACCAAAGGTAGCTGGCTTTCCAGGTACCCTTATCCTATAACCATTCTGAAAGTTCTTCAGAGTATAGGTTGCTGAAGTAAGGATGTAATAGTGATTATCAAATATACCCGAATCCCCCCATTCTATCTTAACAATAGGCGGAGCCGATTGATAACCGTTAGCTTTAGTCCAGGCCTCTAATAACCTACACTTATTAATTACCTCCTCTGGATTCTCTGGGTCATTACAGTACCAAGATACATTGAATTGAATGATGTCCTCAGCACCAGTAAAGTGATACATAGGAGTATTCCTTCCCATGGATTTGATAGTTGCCCATGTGGTTTCTCCCCTGAAGTCCAACTCTGGAGGTCTATTCTGTAAGGTAATATACTGAGTAGGGTTAACAGTCATATTATATATCCTTACCTCATTCTGATATATGATATCAGCTTTAGCCTCAAAGTTTCTGTAATTAGTGGTATTCTTATTCCCTTTTGCTGGGTCTACTCCTTCACCTTCTTCTAATCTTGGAAATTGTAATTCCATTCTCCATTTAGCCTGGAGCTGTTTGTTTAGGGTTGGATTCTTAGATGATATTTGAGCTTCTCCAATTACTCCATTTGGGTCATAGAGTTTACCCTTTTGAGCATCATCCTTTGGAAGTGTGGATGTAGTCCTATTGAGTAATATCCTGGCTCTCCATAGTTTATTTAGGGGACCCGTAAGAACCCCTGCGGTATCCCTCGTAAGATCATTATATTTTTCAACAACCTTACCTGCTGCTTTATTTAATATCCTAGCCATAGTATCTTAATTTTAAAGTCCTAATGCCACACCTGTATAATCTTGCTGAGAGCCCAAGGAGTAATCTCCTAATATTTCCCCATTTACACTGACGTTAATCTTACCATCTTTTAATCCATCTCTAATAGCTGCTCTCATAGCATTTAAAAACCTTTCTTCATTTTGAGCCCTGATAGCAGAGGGGTCTTCTTTAGATTGAGCATCGGTATTCCTATCAACAGAACTTATAAGTCTACTACCTACTTCTATTAGTAAAGGTAAACCTACGGTAATAGCTAATCCCCAGGGTCCCCCAATTAACCCTAATAACCTACCACCTACCGAAGCTAAACTTCTAGTAGCAACAGTCTTAGCAGCTTGTTTACCAGCTTGATTAGCTACAGTACCTCCAACTACACCTCCAATGAGTGAAGTGGCTGGAGACATCCCTGGATTGGGTGTTTTAACATATCCACCGGTTTTGGTATTATAAAATCTACCAGCTTTGTTCATACTAACTCCCCACATCATCATCTGCAATTGAACCATGGTCCTCATGAGATTTACCATACTTATCATATGAGCTTCCATAATAGCAAATTGGGTGTTCGTCTTAATGGCTGCTGCAGACATACCCTCAGTAGAAGCAGTGGCAATAGTTTGTAAATATCCAACCGACCTTATAATACCTCTTACAGTATTAAACCCTGCAACAATGGTACCAACTACTGCTGCTGTAGCCCCTACTCTAAGAGCAAAGCTACCAACCCAAGTTTCAGAGATAGAATTTATTACGTTGATGATGGAATTACCCATATTAAGTACTGGGGTAAATATTCTACCCAAAGCCGCTCCTGCAGTAACGGTTAAGTTTTCTAGACTTGATTCGAATTGGTCAATGACACCCGCATCAGTTTTAAGACGTTCTTCATTAAGTCTATTTACTGCCCCCATGTTTTGGTCATAGGTTGCAAGTATCTTACCCATCTTATCTCTACCAGAAGCAATATCTCTAAGTACTGGAAGCATGCCCCGATTACCACGAACACCAAAGATATTGAAGAAGGTTGGTGTTTCTATCCGTGAAGGTAAGTCTACTGCCGCCTTAGCAAACTTCTGATAGATAGTGTAAAGGTCTATAAGGTTACCTTGAGCATCGAAGAATTCATCGGGATTTAAGCCCAGGTCTGCTAAAGCGTTATAGCCTTTCTTTTTTTGATTAACAAGAGAGAGTTGTAAGTAACGAATCATATTAGCCAGAGAGGTACCTGCCATAGAACCTTGTATACCCATATCTCCCAATACACCGATGGCAGCAGCCGTTTGCCGAAGGTCTACTCCAGCAGTTGCCATATCTGCTCCTGCATAAGATATGGACTGGGCTAAGTCTGTCAAAGATATATTTGCATTAGTAACTGCAGTATATAAGTCATCGGTTACTCTAGCGGCTTCTCCCATTGGGATTTGGTACATTGACATGATATTAGTCATCAAGTCAGCTACACCACCTTTCTGTCCCACTGGCATAGTAAAGATTGAAGCCAGCTTAGATGCTGGCCCAATCATTTCCTTAATAGCATCGAATTTATTACCTGCCATAGCCAGGTACCTTTGTCCTGATGCAACATCCGAAGCAGTAAGGGGAGTTATCTCATTGACGTCTTTTGCCAATTGTAACATTTCCCTTTGTTCTGCAATGGTAGCACCAGCAATTTTCGAAGCAGTCCAAACTTCATTCTGAACACCCGCAGAGTATTTATAGGCCCTTGCCATTCCCCCTACGAGCTGCATTCCGAAGTCCATTGTATTAGAAGCTGACATCTGTATACCTCTATTCCAGGTACTCATGTCATTCATCATAGTTCTGAATGACCCAGATATCTTGCCAGCCTCCTGAGAGAATCGGTCTTTTAATACCATGGCAACACCGACCTCTACTATACTCCTACTGGTATTCATAATTTATTTTCTTTTCTTTAGTTGTTTATAATATTGTTCGGCCATTTCCTTGAATATTTTCCTGATTCTATACGGAAGACGTAAAAAGCCGAAATAGTCTAAGGCTATCTCGGCTCTGGTGATATAAACAAAATCACTCTCTAACATTACTCTTCCGTCAGGTAGAAAAAATTGGGTGCCCAAACTATAGGATAAGTTCTTTCTTCTTCCGTTGTGGGATTAGTGATATGAGATTCACCCTTGAAAATAGGGTCAATAGATAGGATATATTTTCTCATCTCAGCCATATCCTTTGCAGTAAAAGGAGTAAAGTTTTCTACCTTCTCCCAATTACCGTCTACTTCTAAGTAAAGATTCCGACAAAGTAAGGGGGCATTCTTAGTTTGTTTATCCAAGGGTAACTTCATGAACTCTTGTTCTCCCTTACCAGTCATACAATCAAATTTGATTTTCTTGCCCGATGAAAGAAGGTATTCATGACCGGTTAATTGAATACCCTTTGGATAATAAGGGATGGCATCTGGTTTTTCATCAAATACCCTATTATCAGTGGGTACTTCTGAATAATCGAAAAGGAACTCATGAAGGTCTTGGCCATAAGTAACTTTACCACCGTTCTCTTTACCCCAGTCATATTCAAATTCTACTTCCTCTCCCAGTGAGAATATACGAGAATTGAAAATAATTGCATAGCGGTCATTGACTGGTAGATTGAGAGCATCATCAACGGTTAGCTTACCGTTAGGAGTGGCATTAGTTCTAATTACGATTGCTGCAATGAACTTGGTAAGGTTCATTAAAGTTTTCATGTCTGAAAGGTTACTGAGAATGTCTTCATCAGCTCCATTCTGTTCTCTAATTTCATATTCGAAACCAGAGGGTCCGGTAAATCTAAATGTTCTAAATTCCATAATTTTGATATATTTAATGTTTACAAATGTTCATAGTACTCCGTATAACAACAAGAAAGGGGTGAGCTCCTATCACAGGAATCCCACCCCTCCACCGAATCTTAGTAAAAATAGACTAAGGAATTAGTATTTGTCTGCAGTACCCACCGAGAACTCTATGGACTCTATGGTATTCTCTGAAGCCATTCTGTCCAAGTCTAAGCCGGTAATCTTACATGGCCATACCTCTTCGAAGACGTGGGTATTAAGAACCGAAACTCCATCTTCGGCAAGTTCGTTTACAATAGCCGTTTCCCAATATTGGCTTGGTACTAAGCCACCACCAACTATATGGTCTTGGCAAGAATAGAGCCAGTCATGAAGCCAGGTATCTGAACCTGCAGTAGTCATAAGTTTCTCTACGATAAGATTACCTATAGTAACCCTACCAGCAGTTTTAACATCTCTATTGACATCCCCATGAGCCACCTGGTCAATCTCAATATCAGGCAAAGTACAACTTTGGAATAGATAAGTATTGATAGGGTGTTTGGGGAACATGATACTCCACAAGAATTTCTTCCGTGGATTTTTTACTTTTGCTCCCATCGTTATATGTTTATAGGTTATTACTTGTTTCTACAACTGATACCGACTTAGAAGCAGCATCAATTACAATCTCCATAGTTACCTCTTGCATAGGAACTACGTCTTTATACTTAAGGATAGCACGATATTTACCTTGACGGGCATCTGCTTCGTTATTTACGGAAAGATCATCCCAAGAAGTTGCATCCTGGTCACCCATCCAAGTATATTCTGTCATGGCATCTTCATCTACCAAAGAATCTAATGTAGGTTTAACTTCCAACCAAATTCTTTTCCAAGTTCCCCAAACGTTGGGTTCTTCCAAGTATTTGTTAAGTACTGGACGAAGGAACTTCTTCAAATACAAATTCAATCTTACGATTGAAAGGAATCTTTCTGAATCCTGTTTTACCTGAGAAGAGAAACAATGCCATAGCATGGTTTGTTTACCTGCATCGGGAGTATCTTTGATTACCATCTCATTGATATAATTCTGAGCAAGTGTGTTCAGTTCATTATATCGAGAAGGAGAACCATAATTTGGACATACGGGCCCAACTGCATCTCCAATAACTCCTCGGTTCATACCAGCAAAGGATTTCCAAGGACCATATTGAGTAGCAGAAGCATCTCCCAAACCTGCAATGGTACCCACTACATCAGAATCTTGAAGATTGCCGTTCTCATTGTAGTACTTAAGGCCACCTCCAAAGTAAGCAATGTACTTGGAATTACCCACGGTACCAAGACAAGTCTGTACCCAAGTAACTTGAGCTTTATAGTCTCTTGGTTGAGTACCCTTGGTGTAATGGGTTAAGTGTTTTGGGACTTCTATGTACAGTACCCATTCCATCAATTCTTTTGCCATATCTGCAGCAGCCTTATATACCTTGAGTACGTCAGCATCAGTAGTAAGGTGTTGAGAGATATGGGAAATGAATAATTGGTAAAAGTCAGTGTAGTCCCTTACTAAATCCAATGAAGCGATCCATTCATCAGCAGTAGGGTTAGAACCAGCACTACCTACGGTACCGGTAAATAGTTTCTCGGTATCTGAAGGAGCTGCTCCCCCAACTGTTACAGTAACGGCATTTTTTGTACCATCTACACTATCGGTAAGCCATTTGATTAAGTTCTCAAAAGATGAACCAGCAACTACTACCGGTTTGATATACTCTGAGTTCTTAGCAAAGGCACTAAGAGCAAGGTAATCTACCGAAGTATTATTGTTATCATCGGCAGTTTTATAAGTTACTACCGGACCTTGTTCAAGTACCTGGCCATTGCCTGAATAGATTCTATAATACAAGGTATTGGATTGTTTATAGAAACCTACCTGGAAGGTATCAGTACTACCGATTGGGTCTCCATAACCTTTGGTTACCAATCCCAAACTATAAGTAGTTCCCCCAGAAGCAATGGTTATCAATGCTGCAGGAGTAGCAGGGTCTGGAGTAGCAGAAGCAGGTGCTATACCTTCCTCTTCGGATTTAGCAACTGTTTTAGCTTTACCCGCAGTTGCAGCTACTGTACCTTGAGTAGCTCCCTTACCAAGCACTCGAATAACACGAAGCTTAGAACCACCTTGCAAAGCCTTTTCGATATTTGATACAGAACCATCGGGTACAATTTCAGAACCATAGATTCTTTGGAACTGAGAGAATGTAGAGATGATTTCTGATGGGTCATCATAAGGGCCCTTAGTAGTTCTAGCCAATACACAAGAAACTCCTAACATAGGAGTAGTTTGAAGAACATTGTTGTTCTTAAACTTAAAATCAACATGAGGTGAAGTTGGCATAATTCTATTGTGATTAAAGTTAATTACTCGTTTAATTTATACCCTAGAGTATTGTACCTATACCTTAGGTACTTTTAACTCTAACATTTCATTTTCGTTTTGTTCTAACAAACCAATGAGAACTGATATATCCTGGATAGGTGTAAGTATACCTTCTTCCAGGGGTTTTTCTGGAAGAATACCATCTTTACATATGTAAGTATATACCTTTTCAAGTATTCCATGTTCTACATCTGGATGATCATAATAATTACCAATTTCAATGAATAGGTTTCCGGTTGATGCAAGCCTGCCCTTGTCCCATTCCTCTAAATCATTGAAATAAGGTTTTATGTATCCTCTAGCAGGTAAGCTAGTATATAAGATTGTATGTAGTAATCTCATATCTGCTTGAGTTTGAGAAACTAGATGTACATCTATGGTAATATCTTTGGTTTCATAAGGAAACTCTGAAGCTTGGTAATTACCGTCTTCAAGTCTATCACCAATAATGTATTTGTTCACACCAATATCCCCAGCATAATAACCCTGTAATTCTAGGGTTATTCTTGGGAGAGTTTTAGGGCCTTTCACTTGATTATTCCCGATACCAAATAGGGGTATAAACTTCTTCATATTCTTAATTGCCTCTTGAAATCTTTTTTCGTTTTCTTGAGACAAAGGTAAGAAGTCTTCTGGATTCAAAGTTAGACCCATTTCTAACATTGTACTTAGTAAAGAGATATAAAAAGTTCTCTCTACTATCTCTTCTGAATTTACCATTGATTTCCTAATCTAATTTTTAGTTGAACTTCATGGCTACCAGTATCATTTATAATCCCGTTATAAGTTACAATTATACCCCCCATCGAGAATATATTGGTTTCAAGATGGCCAGTACAATTTAATTCACTAACCCAAGTAGTACTTATATTAGATGGGTAATCAGTAAGCCATACTTTATAGGGAAAGGGGTCTGCCCCAGGAGCAGAAAGAGTACCTTCTATGGTTTTACTAATGTCTGTTATCTTAAATTGTTTTACAAACTTAGCAACTTCATAACCATTGATATGGTAGTATTGGTATCCCTTTACACCCCTAATAGAAGCAGTACTACTGCCTTGTCCAACACCGGGGAATGGTATATTAGGAGTTGGTTCAAAACCATACTTAGTAGTTCTTTTACCAGGAGATTGTTTTATAGTTATATCTTTCGTACCAGCCTGAGATACTATTCGTATAACACCGCTTCTTTCCTTTGGATTATAAGTGCTTGCCTCATACTCGTTGTTATAAGAGAGCGTCTTAACTGTTAATTTTCCAGCATTATTACCTTCCCCAATCTCTTTGGTTATATTTAACCAATCCAAGGAATTTTCAACAGTCCAATCTAAGGCTCTATATTCTTCTTGAGGTTCACCACCAATATATTTTTGTTCATAACTATAAACTGATACTTCCCAAATCTCAAGCCTTTTGGTACCATCAAAAGTATAACTATCACTGTCAGGTGAAATAGTAAGGAAGGGCTTCCAAGTTTCTACTACTTGGGGTTTTCCCTTTTGTGTAAAAGTAACTTCCCTTTCTACTCCCTGAACTATCACTTTTATTACTTGTTCTTTATTAGATTCTGATTCATTAGCTGCTTTAGGCTTCACTCTAATAGTAGCAGGACCAGTCCCTGATAAAGAAGATATTTCGAAATCCGACATATTATTTTACTTTCCTTAATTCATTTCTAACCGCATTACGTATCTCCTTTTGTAAAGCTGCTTTTCCACCAGCAGCTTTATAAGCAGGACCCCATAGAGGACGAGGTGGTAAATTACCATCCCTGCTACCATATTCTAACATGATAGCTATCTGGTTCAAGGTTTTTCTAGAAGTCTTACCAGTATAAGTAATCTTCTTGATTCCAATTGGTAATCCAACAAAAGTCCGTTTTTTACCCTTTACTAAAGTAACTGATCTAGCATACTGACCAGTAAGGTGTAACATAGTGTGATCCCCATATTTTTTAATGGTTCCTGGAGCATGGGGTGGCCATGATACTCCTGAACCTCTTGGTGGAACACCCGTATTCAAACTTCGTCTTACTATACGAAGAAGTTGATTACCAAACTTTTCTGTACCCTTCGCATAACCTTTGGTTAAGATACTTGGAGTTTTGGCAATCAATCTTTCTGCACGAGCTTGTTCTCGTTTGTCTACGTATATTTCTAGAGAGCCAACTGGAGTCGATAGTGTAATATTAACCGACTTACTTGGCATAATTCTTATTTATTATTTGGGTTTATCTAATCCCAACTCCTGAGCAATCCTTTGTAAAAGAGTTTCTTGCGTGGTTATCCGTTGATCGATATATTGCCGAAATTCATCAAACTCCGGAGCAGGTCTACTTGGAGCAGATTGGGATTGATTAATTGAATTGAGAATATTATCACATTCAGAAACAACTGCCTCAAACTTTGGTCAATTGTTAAGTATATTTAAGGCATTTTGTTTTTGTATAGTAACCTCATTAATTATATTCACTATATCGGTAGTATAATATACCCCATTATAAATACCCTCATCAGATTGTGAAGGTAGGTATATTGTAAGCTGTGATACAGAATCTTGGATCACTAATTCGATACTGTTAACAAAGCCATCTTTAGTACCGGATGCCATGGGTTTACTCTCGCCTACCTTCACAATCTTTGCGGTATCGAAAATGGGATAACCAGACCTCCTGTCTTTCTCTAAGGTAAAGATTACTTCACCCTTTTGTAACTTTTGGAAAATCAATGTTCTTTTTCCATAATTCCTTAGTTCAAGTGGTTAAAACGAAAAAAGGAGTACACCCCTGATAGATATACTCCTTTCTAATCATCCTGGTATGATAATTGGTTATGCCGTTGTAGTACCTCCAGTAGTCTTCAGAGCTGCAACCACTTGGTTGATAATGTTCTGGTCTCTCTGGGCATCTACCACTCGGTTCAAACGGGCAATCTCCTGGTCCTTTGCAGTGTTCTCAATGAGACATTTGATTTCCTGTTGTCCATTCTTGATGTCACAGCAGCAACGTTCCAGCTGAAGAGCCAAGTCTGATTTTACTTCTTTAATCAAGCCTTTAGTTTCGCAGCAGCAATTCTGTTGATAATGCTCCATATTGCAGAGGCGGTCCATAACACGATTGAATCCTGCTCCCATCTGGTCACGGGAATCACGGATATCCGAATTCGTTTTGTAGCCCAAATCGCAGAGACCTCTTTCTGTTGCGAAACGGTTGTTAAGAATTTCTTTACCAACACCAGCAACATCTATCGTTACAACCTCTTTCCGCGATTACAACGTCATCGCCGGCACCTTTTACTTCTACTCCCATAATTGTAAGGTTTTAAAGATTAATACTTAGGTTAATTATACATTAAATACAGAATGGTGTTGTATTTTTATTACACCAAATTAAATACGTATTCATAAATAATTGTTGCAGCATTCTGAGTGATATCAAGTGTAAGTTTTTTACCTGATTCCCTTTGAGTAACTGTAACCGTAGCAGATCTTGATGATTCTTCGGTATTCTCTGAAGCTTTACTTGATACAGTCTTACCACTAACTGTAACGGAAGACCAAGAGGGAGTACCAGACAAATTTACACCTACATCATAAGTATCTGAAGTTTCGGAACCATTAATTACTTTTTTCTTATAGGATATAAAAGTCTTAGATAAAGTATCCCCTGAAGCAGCATGGTGAATGGATTCACTTGCACCAGCACCATTCCAATAAAAGTAGTAATTATAACTTACACTAGCACCACCCTGAGTAATATCTACATAATCAGAAGCCCCATCATAGTTAGCAAAGACTCTAATAGACCTACTACTTGTACTGGTATTCTCAGAAGCCCTAAGTGTAGTACCTGATAAACTAAATCCTGAGGTACCATTGGTACTTAAACTTGGAGTAGCACTATCAGAGCCATCCATTGTATTTGAACCTGAGGTATAGTTAGCATACCTGGGTCTACTTGCACTGGGGTACAAAGTTACACTACCTCCAGTATTACCGATGGTATAAGAACTTGCCGTTAAGCTTACACTCCAAGAACCATAGGTATACCCAGTAAATTCGTTTGCTGCCTGGTATACTGGTACACTTACAGATTTGGTTTTACCATTTAGTGATAAGGTACCAGTAAGGGTTCCTACCTGGGTTCTAGATTTAACCGTAGTTCCCAAAGAACCTGCACTAACTGCAGTACCATAACTAATGCTAGCACCACTTGTAATCGTACCTCCTCCCGTTGTAGAACCATTCCATCCCCAAGTTTGAGAATATGAGGGCATAGTAGAGAATGAACTTCTAGTACCTCCACTTGCAGGGATATCTGTTACTGCACCTCCACTTGCTGTAATCTCACTGTAGCTTTTATAACCTGCCGACTGAGAACAAGATACGGTTAACTTCTTCCCTGTTTCAGCTTGGGTTAAGGTTACCGTACCACTTCGTGTACTGGTAGAAGTATTATTACCCATAGTTACAGAAGTACCACTTCCAGATACACTACCAGAGTTGGCTCTAGTATAAGTTAAAGCAATTTGGTTACCATAATTATGCCCATTTCTCAATTCTTGTTTGTAAGAAGTAACGGTAAAGGTTTTAGTACCTCCTGTAGCCCCAAATGACATAGAGGTAGGTGATACACTCCAACCATAACTCCAAGATTGAGAGGCCGCTGCTTGAGTGAAGGTTAATTTAAAAGTTTTACCCGATTCATACTGTGTAACAAGAGTATTGGAATCCGACCGAGAGGTTAATCCCAAATTCTCTGAAGCAGTCCAAGGAGGTGCTGAAGGATGATTAGCTACCCATGCGGGTTTATTACTAATAACATAATTTACCGTAATTTCAGACCCATTAGCTACCCCATCCCAATATTTCTGTTTTGTAGAAATAAAACCAAACCCCTGATTAGAAGAGCTTGGGTTACCCAAAGCATCGAAGCTTACACTACTGTATCTAGTAGTAAAAGTATACTTATAGGTTACCTTATGAATATCTTCGAGTTTGACACATTCATTATTTCCATAGGAACTGGCATTGGATAGTTCCAACCCCACATAATTCTCTCCGGTTCCTGTCGATGAGAGTGCTAACAATTCAGCCTTGGTAGGGCAGTCATTTCCTGTCTTACCAAGGCCTACTTTAGTTTTGACAGCACTCCAGGTTGCTATCTCTCCCATGATTATTTATTTTTAAGTTCTTGAATCTCAGCCTTCAAAGCCTTAATCTCATCGTAGAGAAGTTTAATACCTTCAATTGCCAAAGTTGACATCTTGTGATATTTAACTTGTTTTACGAGTACATACTCTTCCCCATTGATTTCCAAAGTTTCGAATTCCTCTGGATTAGGTACTGTAGATTTCTCTACTGGAACTTCCTCTACATATTTACCAAATCCCAATCCCTCAAGATTCTGAGCAATAGTTCCCTCGTCCTCTTTACCAAGCATTTCGAATGACTTAGTTGGTATCTGGCAAATCTGTTCCAGAGTATGATTCAAATCCTTAATATTAGATTTGAGTCGAACATCTGAAGACTCTTTGAAGAAACCGGAAGGAGCAGTAGTCTTAGCAAATACTACCTGGTCGGTAGTTGCCAAACTCAATTGAGCTCTAGTTACTACGTGAGGATTATCTTTTCTACCAGCATGGCTATTGATAGAAGTCTGAGCAGCAGTACCTGCAGCCTTAGCATCAGCAATAGCAGTAGCTTGAGCAGTAGATACGGGCTTATTAGCATCGGAAGTATTATTAACATTACCCAATCCAACCTGAGTTTTAGTAACTGCATGAGGATTAGATTTATTGGCAATGTGATTATTTACCTTAGTTTCTAATGCAGTTACATCTGAACCAGTATCAGCAATCAAATCGTCAACGTAAGTTTTCAATTCTGTACGAAGAGCATTGATAGCATTAGTTCTATTGGTAATCTCATTTGCCAACCCCTGTACGGTATTATCCAAGTTAGTCTTATCTGCTGCAGTCATTACACCTGCAGTAGTCTTAGTTGCTGCAAGTATATCTCTAATTAAATCTGTAGCACCTTCATAAGTCTTACCATCTGCACTCTTAGTTTTATTATTAAGAGTAGCTCTTACATTAGTTGAATTATGGGTAAGAGTGAATCCAGTAAGAATAATTCCTGGAAGAGAACTATTAAAGGTATCATGAGCATTATCTTTTGCAATACGGGCCTCTTGTTCAGCTTCAATAGCATCTGGTAAGGTTTGATTAAGCTTTATTACACTATCGGCATCCATCAGACCAGCTTCTTGAGTAGTGGCTGGGGTTAGAGGGATTACCATCCCATCGGGTTTATCAATGTAATGCCCTTGACCATCCGTAGCAGAATAGTTACATAAGATAATAACATTACGCTTATTTTTGTTAGCTATTGAAACCTTACTAATTAAATTTTTAGGCATGCTAGATACCACATCCTCAAGATGCTTACCTCTACTACCTTCGAAAGCAGTACCTGCAATTTCCCCAATGATAAGAGACGAAGTATTACTGTCTACGAATTTAGTACCTGACCAACGGAATTGGTATGGAGGTTCCCCATTAGCAACATTAATGTATATCTTACCAGATTCTCCAGTTACCGGAGTTTGGTGAGTAGCATCAGTATACAACTGAACATTAGTAAGACCTCCAGTAGAGCTTACTTCATAAGTAGCGTATACCTCGATTACATCGTCTACATATGAAGGCAAATGGTTAGCTGGTACCAATCCATTACCATCCAATGGAGCAAACCCATCAGCTTGTCCCTTAGTTGCTACAAAGGCATCATGCTTGGCTTCTAGAGTATCAAGGTTATTCTGCAGTTTAGTATCAAGGGCAGTATCAGCATCTTTTCTATCTTGAATCTCTTTTTCTAAAGCAGCAGTCTGAGAATCTCCCAGATTCTTGATAGCTGTATCGATTGCCTTTTGTCTATCCTCAATCTCCTTAGCAATAGCATTGGGCAAAGTCTCATCAAGATTAGTCTTATCTTGGGCAGTCATTACACCTGCAGTAGTCTTAGTTGCTGCTGGTATAGTACCCATTACATATCTACTACCATTAACATAGACACCAGATTCTGAGTCTAGTTTAGCTCCAGCATGAGTAATGGTGACCTCAGAATCTGAAATTTCTAGATTGCTCCCAGAAGCAAGTACAAAGGATTCTGGGAGAGAATCAAATAACTTCTTATCGGCTGCGGTTTGTACACCTGCCGCTTTATTCGTCGCAGGAGGTATATTTAGATGACGTATAGCATTTTCAATGGGATTATCTTCATATACTCCAGTATCGGGATTTATAGTAGATAAGTCCAAATAAATATCTACCATGTTATGGCTTTGAACTCTTCCATTAAAACCTCGAATGATATTTGGGGGAAGAGAATCAAACAATTTCTTATCTGCAGCGGTTTGTACACCAGCTTTTTCTGCAGTAGAAGCAGGTAAAGTAATTGGATTCTGTTCTACTGTACCATCTTCGATTACAGTTTTAGTAGCAGCAATGCCTATTGAAGTCTCATTTGGAGTTACATCCCCAAGAGCAAAGTTAACAGTAGTAATTCTATCTAACTCTACCTTATCCTTAGCAGTCATCGTACCGGCTTTAGTATCTGATGCCTGAGGCAAATCAAAGGTTTCTGTAGTATCAGCATTCAGACCATTATCCTTAGTTACGGTTACGGTTACTTTACTTGCATCGGAATCAGCCGATATATCTGTAAGGGCATTTTCATCCAACCCATCCAACTTAATCTTATCTGCTGCAGACATGACTCCTGCAAGAGATTGGGTTACCGGGAGAAGTTCTTTAATGGCCTCATTGGATTCTCCGTATTGGTTGTTAGAAACGTCCTTAGTAGAAGTATTTACCTTGAAAGTAAGTTTAGAGTCATCTCTACTTATTTCACTTACACCAGTAACCATGGTATTAGGTAAAGCATCAGAAGTTGCTTCCTCGGCTACCAACCTTTCTTCGTGATCATTGGTAATATTGGTAAATTTGTTATCCAAAGATGTATCTGCATCTATTCTATCTTGGATTTCTTTATCGATACGTTTACCAAGAGCGGTGTCTGCAGCAATACGAGCAGCTTCTTCTGCATCGATATTATCTTGAAGAACTTTATCAGCAGCCTTTCTCTCTTCACTCTCGGTATTAAGGTCAGAAGTATTCTGATCAATCTTTGCTTCCAACCGAATATCTTCAGCTTTACGAGCAGCAATTTCGTTATTTAACAGATCCGTAATGGCCGTATAATTACCATTGATATTATCCTGAATACCCTGGATTAATTCCAGGTTACGTTGGATATTAGCAGTATTCTGAGTTACCAGAGCATTAGTAGCATTCAGGGAAGTTAACAACTCTGTACGAGTTTCACTTACAAAAGTTCTCAGCTCATTTACCGTAGTAGTAAGAGTATTACTCAGGTTAGTGAATGATTGTTGTAAAGTATTATCTCCCTGTTCTCGTAAGTTCTTTTCGGCTTCAAGCTTATTCTCCAACTCTGTAAGCTTAGCAGTCATAGTTGCTGCAAAGTTGGGATCATCACCGAGAGCCTTAGCAATCTCTGCCAAAGTGTCCAATACTTCAGGGGCTGAACCAATAATCTTTTGGATTGCAGCCTCTACTTGTTCTGCATTCTGAAAGTCAGAATCGTTTAATAACTGAGAAACCTTAGTGATATAGTTTGCATGTTCTTCGATGCCATCCAACTTGGCATACAGCAAGTCAGTGAAATCATTTGAAGAAAGTACCTTGCCATCTACCTTATCTACCTTCTTATCGTCCATTGCCTGGTCTGCAGCAATTCTATCTGCTTTCTCCTGAGCAACAGCATTACTGATAAGAGTATCTTGATTAGCTCTTTCAGTTGATTCTTTATCGATATTGGTTTGAAGTAAAGTATCTCCAGCTAAGCGGTCATTCTTTTCGGTAAGGATATCCTTATTAATACCAGCCATATCATCCTTGTGATTCTGAAGGTTGGTATCAATCTTGGCCTCAAGAGAAGTCTCTTTGGCAATTGCTCGGTCTTTCTCTGCATTAATAGCAGTAGTGTTGGCATTTACCTTTGCTTTTAGTTCATTCATAGCATCGGTATTACCTGCCTCTAGAGAATCAATACGAACTCCCAAAGCATTATCACCAGCAATACGATTTTCCTTTTCTTGTTCAAGCTTAGTGTTAATATTACCTACTTCGGATTCCAAAGCTTGTTTGGTATTATCCAACTTAGCAGTAAACTCAGTACTCAAAGCTTTATCAGCTGCAGTACGGTCTGCTACTTCTTTATCTAAGTTAACCTGGAGAACTTGGTCGGCAGCCTTTCTTTCTACACTCTCAGTATTAAGGTCGATATTGAGAGTATCGATACGAGAACTCAAGGCACTATCAGCATTAGTACGATCAATGATTTCTTCGTTAATCATATCCTTAACTTCCTTGTAGTTATCACCTACAGTCTTAGTTAAGTTTGTGATTGCCTCTGAATTTCTTTCAATACTATGTTGGTTAGTGGCAATAGCAGTAGTATTTGCATTTACCTGCTCAGTAAGCTCATTACGCAATGTATTGATAGACTCTTGCATACTCAATGCCAAGTCTGAAATACGTTGGTTAACGTTAGCCAGACTTTGAGTATAGGCTTCATCTGCAGTCTTTCTTTCGGCAATCTCTTTATCCAAGCTAGATTGAATTGCGGCATCTGCATCTTTACGGTCTTGGATTTCCTTGTTAAGATTGTCTTTTACAACTCCAAGAGCAGCATCACCAATAGCAGACTTATTGTCTACATATTCTTTCAGTTTAGTTTCAAGAGCTGTATCAGCATCCTTACGAGCTTGAACTTCAGCAGCTACCTCAGCACTGTTTGCCTCATCACCCGCAATTCGGTCTTCGATTTCTTGGTTAACCTGTTCTGTGATTGCAGCCAATTTCTTGGTAATGGTAGCAGCAAAGTTGGGGTCATTTCCAAGGGCATCAGCAATTTCCTTAAGAGTATCAAGTACTTCTGGAGCAGAACCAATAATCTTTTGGATAGCTGCATTTACCTCTTCCTCAGTTTGGAAACCAGAATCGTTGATAAGCTGAGAAAGATGCGTAATATAATTTGCCTTTTCCTCAATTCCATCAAGTTTAGCTTTGAGTATATCGGTAAAGTCATTCTTAGTCAAAGAATAGCCTTCACGTTTATCTACTTTCTTAGTATCAAGATCTTTATCACCTTTTTCTCTAGCAGCAGCCTCGGCAGCAATAGCATTAAGCAATTGCTCCTTGTCTTCTACACCCTGCTCTTTTACATCTTCGATTTTGTGTTCAAGAACTAAATCCTGAGCAGCACGAGTAGTAGCCTCTGAATCTATATTGTTCTGTAATACTTGGTCTGCAACAGTACGGGCCTGAACTTCTTTATCAATATTACCTTGAAGAGCATTATCTGCATTGGTACGGTCTGTTACCTCTTTAGAGATTTCATTGTGAAGAACTTGGTCCTCAGAATGACGGTCTACCTTCTCTTGGTCAATTTTACCTTGAAGAGCTAAAGTATCTGCCTGGCGATTAGTGATTTCTTCGTTAATCTTAGAATCCAGTACAGTATCTGCGTTAGTACGATTTGCAGTTTCTTCTGCAATCTTTGACTCAAGGGATGCCTTATCATTGATATGGAGAGTTTTAAGGTCATTTACACTTTCCTTAATCTCATTATCGGCAGCAATACGTTCATCTTTTTCCTTTTGGATAAGATCCTTGAGTTCCTTCTCAAGTTCACCATTAACTTGATTTACCTTATCTTCAAGGTCTTTGATGTCTTCGGCATTCTTATCTACCTTCTTCTCAACTCTGTCGATTTCAGCTTTTAAGTCTGCCTTAACCGTATCAATCTTCTTATTGATTTGGTCTAACCCATATTCGAGGTTATCCTGAACTGCGGCTACTGCAGCACCCAAGGCAGCTTCAGCTTCCTTAGCCCGATTAACCTCTTCAGTTAAGGCAGTACGAAGGTCGGTTAATTTATTAGTGATAGTAGTTGCAAAGTTGGGGTCATTACCCAATGCTTCTGCCAACTCTTTAAGAGTATCAAGGGCATCATCAGCACCATCAACCAAATCACTAATCATCTGTTTAACTTCTTCCTCAGTTTGATATTTCAAATCATTCTCAAGCTGAGAAACTTTGGTGATGTAATTTGCATGTTCTTCGATGCCCTCAAGTTTAGCCTTCAACTCATCGGTAAAATCATTTTTCGATAAGTCGTATCCTTCTTTCTTATCTACCTTATTCTTGATAGAAAGTACGAAGGCCCAGAACTCATTTATAGTTCCTCCAAAGCCAGCTTTAACAAAGTCATCATAGTAACCCTGTAATAACCGCTGGTCTATTTCTTCGCAGGTATAATACTTACTTACATACATATTTTATAAAATTTAAGGATTAATTACTGCACGTTGACGACCCAGTAAGAATTCCGAATCGATATCTCTGAATGGTTCTCCCTCTGAACCACAGAAGGCATTCATTGGTACATCCGGATTTTCGGGGTCTACATCTCCACCGTCCTCAATATCTCCCCGTATGCAAGCATAATCAGGAAGCCTATTTACACGGAACTTTATTACCTGGCCTATACCAGGATGAGGTATTATTTTATCCCAGATATCCCCGAAGTAATCTTGAAAGCAGGTGACAAATTTGTTTCCGGTCATCGATTGAAATGCCGTTACATCGTTGCCATTACCTTTCATTTCAATATGAACTCCAGATGTACCATTAAGGATAACCAGATTACTATCAAACCAAATTCCACTGTTTGTAGTAATTGGTGTCCACCTCAGTACTAACATCTTTGCCATATACTTTATTTTTATTCTACAAATTCAACTTTGGTATCTCGGTCTCTCTTTAGGATAATCATGAAAACTAAAGCCTCATCCTTTGCCTGAGCAGTCTGAGTATCTCCAGAAGGCTTATACGTTATACCATTAATTACAAACCTATCTTGTTCCCAATTAAAATCCCAATAACCCTCCGGTGTAAGATAACCGATTTGTTCTATATAAGATTTAGAAATTAGTATTGATAAGTTTTCATCATCCAATTCTCCTGAAATAGTTGCCTTATTGATAGGCCAGTTTCTGAAAGCATTGTAGTAACATAATGCCTCGATTTGGATGTTATAATATTTAGGTATACTGTCTTCGGCATGACTGAGAAGCTGATTAACATGTTTGGCCCAAGTTATGGTTTGTCTACCAGCATCCCAATCTAAGAAGTCAGTGATAATTTTCTTGTATCTATCCCAAGAGCGGTTCTTTACCATTCTCCAGGGTTCTTTTGTCATAACTTAGTTAAGATTGATTTCTTACCACCTTTCACTGGAGCACTTGGATTTGGCCCATCTAATACTCCAGGTTGCCTTCTGTTAACTACTTTTGGGACTACGGTTCTAAATACTTCATCACAGAACGGTAAGTAGATTTCCAATCGTGAAGCTAACATACAAAGGTTCTTCCTTAATTCATCTATTAATCCACCTGGTTGCATTGCTTGAGAAAGTGTTTTCCATAGGGAACTTGTAGCATCTGCCAAGGTATCATAATATTGCACTTCAGTAGGCCCAGTAGTGATTTGTTTAATCCTATCACCTCGGGCAAGTTCGGGTTTAGAAGTACCATCACCAGTTTGTTCTTTGGTAGAAGTTAATTGACTTAGGTATTCTGAAGTACTTGTTAATAGATTAAGTATCTTCACATTGAGAAAGTCCCATGCTGCCAATTCCATTATTAATTGGTTTTCTAGTGCTTCATACCATAATTCATCAGTATACTTATCTGCAGGAATTTGGTGATTTACTAGAGGACCAATATAATATTGCCATTTGGTGATGTAGATAGATTTATCTTCCCTGGTCATTCCCTCTGATATCTCTGAAGGAATATAGTGGTCGATTAAGTTATATATTGTATCGGCTAATGCCGTATGACCATAATCACAAACTACCAGAGCCTTATCTACGGTGATATCTAAACCATTAGAGTTGGTTACATGTAGGGTTACTGTATAGAAACCGGGAGTTTCATAAGAATAGGAAACATGTCTTCCACCATTGAAAACCTCTCCCTTATCATCGCCAAAGTCCCAGTCAAAAATAGATTTGGCCGGGACTTTGGATATGACTCTGAATGAAACTTCCAGACCTGACGTAACGTACAAAAAGTCCAGATTGTTATTCATATTAGTCTGTCTTATGTAATTTTCATATATTACCCTTTAGAAGAGGATTCGAATTCTTCCAGCAAAGCCTGAATAAGTGTTTCTACTGTATCATCTTTCTCGGCAACGATTTCATGAAGACCTGCTACCAGTTTCAGTTCTTCCAGGGAATAGCCCTTTGCAAGTTTTTCAAGAGTCATGCCTTTCTTGAACTGAGCATTCAGTCTCTTATCCAACTTTTCTATGTCGGCCTCTGAATACTTTTCGATTTCTGATTTATCAGCAATGATAATCAGATGGCCAGAGGCAATTGCCTTCTGAATCTTTGGTGCACGGAATTGACGACGAGAGAGTTCCTTGTCTTCTCCTCTACAAACGGTAATACCAGTTGATTGGTCATGAAAACTGTAAGCTCTTGGTCCCACAGTTACTGTATATTTATCTTTAGCCATATTTCCTAAGATTTAAAAATGATTAAAAAGAGAGGATAGGTCTTTTTAGTTACCTACCCTCTCAGGGAATTTATATAGATGAAACCGGACGTCCCTTATTATTCTAGGTTAACCATCAAATATGGGTCTACGTTCATGAACTCGGGGAAACCGAATTCTGAGAACTTCTTGTCAGCAGCCAGCAACAGAGTTGCATCCTGGTACATCTTAGAGAAGCCAGTAGTCAAGCTTGCATAGATTGCCTGAGTCTGGTTAGAAACGATTCTTTCAGATTCAAGCATCAACTGACGAGCAGTAAGCTTAATCAAGGCAGCAGATGTATCAATCAACAGCAACTGTTGGTCGGGTGTACCCGGGTGAATGTAGAAGTCAGCATTCTTGGGAACAGGAGACTTAACATTCAGAGTAGCTTCTGTAGTACCAGAGTGACGATCTTTGAATTCCGGCAAGTTCAGCATTTCGATTGCCTGGTCTTCACCACCAATCATAGTTTGGAAGTTACGTCCCATACGAGCAGCACGTACCCAAATATGCAGAAGGTCTTTGTAAGTGATACCGTTAGTTGTTTCGTATACACCGATTACCGGGGCAGACTCAGAGCCATCAGGGTTGTTACCATTGATAGCCACGTCCATAGCCAGAGTATCCAAAGCATAACCCAACTGAACACCAAAGTCACGAAGATAGATCCCCAAGACATCGAGTGAAACATAGTTACGAACTTCATCAGTAAGTTTGAAACCTTTTCCGATTTTGAAGAGGCTAACTGATTTCTGTCCGAAGCTAACATCACCCAATGGGATAGTTTCTGCCTCGTTAACCTTTGCAGGAGCAGCATCCGACATGTTAACCATCGGCATGATTGCTTGTAAACCATTGATTGGTTGGTCAGATGCAATGATATTTGGATAGAACGGAGCCTGGCGCATACCCAATGTGATAGCAGCACGAATGATTTCCGGAACAATCCAACGAATATTCTGTTGGGGCATTGTAAAGATGTTCTGCATCGTGTCCACTTTTGGATTGATGCCCATCTTTTCAAAAAGTTCATCTTCTGAAATACCCCATTTACCGGTAACCAATTCTCCAAAAGTTACCTCTACAGGCTTCTTGTCCTGTGAACCGGAACGAACAGCTTCCAAGCTTCTTACCATTTCCGGCAGCTCATTCATAAAATCCTGAGCCTTCAACTTTGTAATATCTATTTTATTTTCCATAACTTCTTTTCTCTTATTTGATGAGTACTTGAATTACCTCATTTGCCTCTTCTGCTGGATTAAGGGCAATGAACTGGGTTGAAGTTGCTTGGTTAGCTTTTACGAATCTATCGTTAAGCAATTCTCCATCGGGAGTTACATAGCCAGCTTCGATATTTTCGTTTGATACCCAGTTACAAATCATGTAACCTTCCATAGCTACTGTTACCTCTACCGGGAAATTTCTTTGAGGTTGATAAGCAGGGTTAACGTTATCCGTTACTGCTACACCCAAATAAACTTGAGTAGCTGTATCAGTGCAAGGGTAAATCAAACCTTCTTCATTCAAAGCCACTGGCATACCCTGTACGATTTTCTCTCCAGCTTTAACATTGAAAGCCTGGTGCAATTTGTGTGACTCACTTTTGTAAATCACCGCTCTCGGGGTTCTTTCCCCAAAGAGAGTAAGTTGCTGAGGGTCGTTTACGATTTTAGTTTTTTCCATAACGCGGATTATTTATATTAGTTATTTGATTTTGTTTCGATACAAGTTATCGATTACATTCTTAGTACTCGGAGATTCTGAATTCCGTTGGGTATCAGTACCCTGGGTTCCAGTTTTACCCTCGGTATCATCCTCAGCAATTGAGGAAGCACGGTTGACGTCCTTAGAACCACATTTTGAGCAAGTGAGAGGGAACTTCTCTTCCAAGCGAGCTTGGTAATCCTTGGTCAAGGAAATAAGAGTAGTAATACCAGTAGTCTCGGCATTGAGCATCGTAACGATGGTCTCATCTACCTTATCACCCATCAACTTCTTGTAGGTTTCTACGGCATTTTCACGTAGAGAAGCAATGTGATTCTTTCCTACGGTTGCCATTTCCTTCAAGTTAGCTACTTCGGCATTCAAGTTGGTAATCTGTTCCGTAAGAGAAGTTTTCTCTGTAGTAAGATTATCTACCGAAGTTTGCAATTCGTTTCTGGATGATACCAAAGTCTGAATGCAGGCAATTACATTTTCCTGATTCATCTCTTTACCTTCTTCCAGGGTAAGCATGTTATCCCCAAAAAGGCTTTCAAGAAATTTTAGTAATTCTTCGTTCATGTTATTTTTATTTGAATGATTATCCTTGGCATCATTATCATTAAAAGAACCCTGAGTATCGTCCTTTTCTTGATATGATGTTAAATCCGATTTGTAATCAGTAAAGAAGTATTGCTTCGATTTATCATCCCTATATTCTTCATAGGATGCCCAAGTTCTTTTGGCAAAAGTTGGGTTAATGATTTTACCATCAGAACCGATTTTCTGGGCAAAAGAATCAGCTCCATGAGATACCAATGAAGTCTCAAGGTAACGAACAATTTCAGTAACAATTCTACGTACCATAACTCCCTTAGAGTCATAAGTACCCAGTTTCTGATAAAATTCGTTATCTTCCATTTGGGGATGGGATTTATCCCACTTAAATTGTACAGTAACTGAATTACTATGAATTGAAGGAGGTTCCATGAGGATGCCTCTAGCAATTCTTGGGTTTGCCTTACCATCGATTTTCAGAATACCGTTGATACCAGCGGGTATAGTAAAGCTACCGTCTTTATAGGATTCCTGCCACATTACTTGTGATACAGCACCAATAGCATTACCGATGTTGGTTTCATGGTCACAGTTTACTGTTTGACCAAGCAACATCTTCATAGAAGCCTTTAGTACTCCATTTTGACCGAAGTCTGTAGGATTCCAATTTTTCGATACGATTGTTTCCGAAAGTAATCGGAACATAGGTTCGATAAACTCTTCATCCTTTGGAGTTAATTCCGATTTATCCAGGTTAGGGTAATAGGTATTATAATCTATATCCCCTCCCCAAAACCCAAATTGAGCAATGGAATCCGGTGTAGGATTTTTCCATTTGTAATAATTCTCTGAGAAAGCCTTGGCTCCCACTGCTTCTGGGATATACCCAGCCATAATGGTATGGCCTTGACCTATCACCATAGAATCAAGATGCTCTTTGTTTTTCTTTGTAAATTTACTCATCTTGCTTTAGTATTTTGGTCTCCTCGAGAAGGAGCCGGGTTATTCTTATCTCTTGACCTACGAGCAGATTGGTTTTTATCATCTTGCCTTTGTTTCTTCTTAGTTCCTTCTTGTGGGTCTATATTACCTCCCTTAGCAAATTGGTCCTCAAGTGAAACTCTTGGTTCTTTCTCATCAGGAGAATCATAACCCATTGCCCAAGCATATTGCTCTTGACTAATGATACCAGCCTTATACAATAAGTCAAGGTTCTGTATCTTATACTGAAGACCTTGTTGGATTTTAACTTCATCAGAAACTGTAGAAGTTCCCCAATCAATCTTCATTCCCTTATTATTAAAGCCTGCCAGACGCAGTTCTAGAGAATAAAGTCGGTCCAATACATAAGCTACAAGCATTTGGATATTTTTTAACTGGCTAATCATCTTAGACAGCATTATACCAGTTGCACCTTCACCAGTAGTAGATGATACCCCAATGATAGAGCCATTAACTCCCAACCCATTTGCTACAGATTGTTGGTTCATATTCCAAGGCTTCTCGATATTACCGAGCTCCTTAGTAGTAGAATTTAGTTTGAATTCATGGTCATCTATGTAACCAGCAACTACTCCATCCTTCATACCCTCTTTAACATTACGTTTGAGGATATTGAGTTCATGGTATAATCTGGATTCATAAGCTTTTATACTCTCATTTGGTCTTTGTGGAGATTTCTGCATCTTAGCTTCTAAGAAACCAACCATACCACAAATCTCCATGATATGTTTGAAGTTAATCTTCATATCATTTTGTCCTTTGAGAGAATCTAATGCAGGCATAAATGGAGGAACTCCATAAGGTTCATCGGTATCATTGAACATACCAACATAGAAGTAGGTTTCTGGGTTAAGCTTAATGTAATCTTGTTGCTTAACAAAGAAATTTATATTCTTTTGGTAAGGAGCATACACCCCATTTAATTCACGTTTAAACTTGATGTGTTCTGGCTTAAGGAATAATACAGTAGCCAAACCATCAAGCTTATCATTTGGTACTCCTTCTACGGATATTGCCCCACTTACAAGAAGTTGAACAATCATTTTATTAACTAAACCATCTATACCAGCAGTATATCTGGTCCATCCCTTGGTGGCTTTCTTAAGATGTTCTCTCATCTTTGAAGCCTCTTCATCGGTATTATTAGGGAAAGTTACTGTATGACTGGTGTTAGCTAACTTAAACATATCTTGTAATGCAATGCCCATATCTGGATTTACTTTATATAAATCCCGAATTAAAGGTATCACATCAACACGAAAAGAGGGTTCAACTAATTTAGTCAACCCTTGTAATGATGTAATTAAGTTATCGCTATCATCGTCAACTGAAACCCTACCAGGCGAAATCGATGTGGCAGGCTTTTCCTCTTTATTAGAGGATGTACCATTCTTGGGAGGGTCCTTCTTACGTCCCCAACCCCAACTAAAATTGAAGTACTTTTTCATCTTGGTTGTACGATTACGTTAGTTTTTCCTTTCCTTATGTGATTACATATTGCTTTTCCAAAGATATCATCATCGGCATATACATCTCCTTCAAGGTCTACATCTACAGCTGAATTGTTAGCCCTATGTTTACCCATTGCAACAGGTCTACCTAAACCATCATAAATGAAGGTATAAGCTTCTTGTACAAAGAATGGGTCCTTAATGATTACGTGATCTAATCGAATATCTTCTTCCAAGTTTTCTATTATCACTGAACGATTCTTTTGGGTGGTTAACCAACCAGGGGATTTATCCATTTCAGGTCTACTTTTACCTTTTTTCTTCAGCATCTTCTGGTAGTAGTAAAGGTTAGGGTAGCCTTCGTCTTGAAGCTTAGAAGTTACTGATAAACCAACGTCATTGGATTCTGGAGCTATTACTGCCCAGTTAAACAACTTCCCAGTATCACCAAGTAACTTAGCATAAGCTCCCACTGCCATTCTTCCCTTATATACTACTTGTTCTTCTCCTAGCTTATCCATACAAGTAAATGAAGAGTAGTCAGAAGCTCTACCAGTTGCAACGTCAGCACCAATGAAATATTCTTTGTCAGATTCTGGTTCACAGAATTGCCTATATTGACCATTAAATCTCTTCTTAATAACTGGGTAATCACTAAGGCAGTCTTCGATAGCTTTAATATCGGCTAAGTCGAAGACTGTATTACCAGATGATAAGAAGTCACCATCAATTTCTTGTGCAGTTCGTTTTGCTCCCAAAGCAGAAGACATTTGGTTATACCAATTGATATCTCGTTCTGGGTGCATTTGCCAGTATAATCGAATTGGGTTAAAAGGATTACCTCCTGCAATGGCATCTACCCAAGTTGAGTGATAGAAATTACCAACTCCATAGGGAGTGGAATTGACGATGGCAGCTCCACCAGTGGAAAGAGTAGGAAATGCAGCAGCCCAAATTTGAGCAGCCCATCTTACTACTGCTGCCTCGTCAATTACCAGAAGAGAAAGGGATTCCGAACGACCGGCTTCGGATGATGTCGGAATTGATTCAATAAATGACCCATTATCAAATTCTATCATGGAAGCAGAACCGTATTCTCCAGCTCTACCATTGATTATGGGAGTTTGAAGGTACCATGGAAGATTCTTGTACATGAACTTAATCTTCTTAAGCACCTTCTTAGCAGTTGTGTCTTTGATAGAGATGATGTTTATCTTTTTGTTGGGATGGTACATCGCCAACCAAAGACAGTACATTGAAATAAGTTCTGTAATTCCTGCCTGACGGAATTTGAGAATGATATTGAATCGTTGGGCAATGAAATTGTAGAGAACTGATTTCTGAAATGGGTATAAATCAAATCTTACCTTTCCTCTTACTGGATGTATCACATAGCAAAAAAGGCTAAAAAAGAAAACATCACTAGAAACTCGGGATAAGTTTGATAGCTCTTCTCGAGTTAAAGTAGTTCTAGTTTCTGAGATAGTCTTTGCCATATCTAAAAGTTATACGTTATTTGAAATTCGATGTCAGTACCCATCCCTGATTTTATCTTCGGATAGTAAAAGGTATTGACTCCGAATTTGTAATTAAATCTCTTAGTCTTGATTGAAAGACCAGCTCCCATATCGAAGAGATTATTGAAAGGTCTGTATTTGCCGTAAACATAGGGCTTAAGTGATAACCTTGCAACTTTCTTTCGAGTTAATTGACCTTCATACCAGTTGTAGTTGTACTTATCTAAATCGATTGGGAATAGTCTAGTTGAATAAGTGTTAGTCTCCTTATTGAACAGACTTAAGTTCAACTTATCTTTCTTCAAAACAATTTGAACCAGGGAATCTTGGTTACTGATAACTGGCTGCCTTAGCATGGAATCAGGAAAGAGAGTTGGCTGCTTATTATCGTAAACTAAGATTTTACCTGGTTCAATTTCTTCAGAATACTTCTTCTCTGGTTTGAAAGGTTTGTCTTTGTATACTGTATCTGGGATTTCATTGACCGCTTGTTCCAGGGAATCAACCTCTCGAGAAAGTTTGTAATTCCTGAAGCAAAGGTAAATAGTAAATCCTAGAAGTACAATGAACAAGGCCTTCTTTAAATTCTTCATGGTTTAAAAATTTAGGAAGTTCGTACGCTTTAATGATACTATCTATTCGGTAATCGCTTAGCGATTACCTTTATCGAACGAAGTGAGATAATATCCAAATATACTACTTACGATATGATATATGAATAGCTATATATACGCAGATAAATATATAGATATATATACGTAGTATATTATATATCTATATATTTCAAGGCACCCCAGAAACTTATATATAAGACTTTATATATAAAGCTGAAACTCAAGGTTCTTAGATATTTGCCTTTTTGAGGCATTTTTTGAACCAAATCCCTACCTCATAAACCGAACCCTTGGCAATTGTGTACCTTGCCTTGTTAAGCCAGTAATGATAATCCTTAAAATCACCCTCGAAGGTATCACCATCTTTGTGAAGGTAAATTTCGAATTTATCGGGGAATCCCATAATTGCCTTGAAATCCTCTATTCCCAAAGGGTAGCCATCGGGTCTGAATTGCCTATCTGCAGGTCTGAGAGTTAAGGGGGGTTTATCATACTCCAATCGATACACTCCTGGAAGAGTACTCATCTTTGCAGTTTTGATAGGCCACTTCTTTTCATCCTTGAAATCCCTAACCCAGAGCCTATGTATCTTTGCTACTGTGAGATTCTTCTTTTCAGGAAGCTTTCGATAGTCATACATTGCCAGAGTTTTACTCATGAACGGAATCTGGTTAGTATTATTTTCCTGAGAGAATGTGAGTGGTTTAAGTAGATTTCTAGTAGTTGTTGGAGTTTTTACTTGGAATATTTCATCAAAAGCATTCAAGTATTTCTTACCGGTCTTTTTATGTACTCCAATGATGAGTAATCGCTTCCTTGACTCTTGGGAGTTTCCGTAGTCTAAAACTGACCTTTCGTGAAAAACTAATTTATAGTCTTTGAAGGTTTCCTCAAAGAAATCCTTGGGAAGCAAGGTTAGCAGTCTTGGTAGATTTTCTATAAGAAATATCTTGGGTTTATACTCGAGTATTGATGCAATTACTAGATTAAGACTACGGTTATCTTTGGGATTACCTAATTCTTTTACCTTGGATAACCTCATAATACTAGAACTACCGCAATCGGGGCTTGATATAATTATGTCTACTTTCTCATCAAATTCTTGTAAACAAAAGCCCTTATAGAACGGTATATCTCCAAAATTTAATTTCCATTGTTCTTCGCCTGGAGTGTGGAATACTCCCCTTATCTCTATGTTCCCTAACAAATTCTTCTTAAAAGGGAACAGGAGTGCACCCTGTCCAGCGCACACTCCCAATACCCTTAGTTTCTTCATTTCTTGTAGCTTCTCAATTTAATGTATTTAATCCAAGCAAATGGCTTACGGTCTTCCAAATAACTCAGATTCTTATCATTATTGTGAGCTTCCTCTTCGAAACTTACATCATGATATCTTTCATTCTGTTTATTCCACTTGGCAAAGCACATGATGATTATATATTCGATAACATACCAAAGGTAGAAGAATCCAAAAGTCAGAGCCACTACCCACCAAAAGGACATACCAAATGATAACCAGAGTATGATACCAAGTACCAAACCCACTATACTACACTCAATCTGCTGTATCTGATGAATACACTCATGATTGATATCATCAGGTTTACACTCTTCTACTTTGTGTTTGAAGAATGAGTTATACACCAGAGTAATTGCTTTGTAACTGGGGAAAAGGAATACCTTTGCTACCCAGCTGTTAAAATGACATCTTTTCATAATTTATCTTTGAAGTTTTCGTAAGCGTTTCTTAGTTTTTGGTCGTAGGCATTCTGGGCATACCCGGGACCATTATACTTCTTGGCAAAGCCAGCCCAGTCCTTTTCTTTGAGATTACTCAAACAACCAGAGTTTTTCATGAAATAATACATGAGTTCTAGTTGATTTGCATGAGATTCCGACATCTTATGAACGAATTCGAAGACATCTTTACATTCACAGAGGTTGTGATTGAACCCGCAAATCTGGAACATACCCCAACTTGCAGACTTCAATGCACATTCTTCGTCAATTTCTTTGGCTAATTCGAGTCTCTTATACTCGTGTACACCTCCCAAATACTTCGATTTATCCCATTTAGGGAAGAAAATCGTAGAATATCTCTTACAAAGGTAAGCTAAATCTCTGTCAGGGAATTTCTTATGTACTTCTTTGTACATAATGTGACCCTCAAAGAGAATTTGAGGCCTACCATCAGCTAAAAACCCATCTCTACCTGCTGCTTCTACCAATTGAACAGCCTTCAATAGAGCAGGTTCTAGACCTAAGCGAATAGCAAGGTCTTTAATCATTTCATTTGTTAGTTTATCCATAACTTATCAGTTTTAATGGTTCAATTTTAGTAACAAAAGTATTGCTTATAACCCATTTTCAATATGTTTAGAGGTTCTATTATCATATATAACTTATAAAATAATGCAATATGGACAAGAAAAATGAGTGCCAGATATGTGGCAAACCAATTAATTTAGAGGAATTCGATGAAACTAGAGAGATTCCCCAACTTATGGCAAGAAAACAAGTTTGTTTTAAATGTGCTTTTTGGTTTAATCGATTAGCTTATGATAAAGAGCTTGAGAAAGAGGGTAAAATTGCGGTAATTACTCCAGATTATTCTCACTGGGTAACTAAAATTCCCGGAAATATTTTAATGGTGCCCTCGGCTTTTGGCGGTATTTACCAAACTAAACTCCAACCAGTAAACACTCTGGGAGTTATTGATGAAGACCGAGAGAAACTTTTCATTATCCGTTATAATAACATCACTCACCAGGGCACTATACCGGAGCATCTAAGAGATGCTTTTAAAGTAAACGGAATATTTCTATCTCCACAGGAATACAAAATGCTAGAGGATTACCGGGGCAATGCCTATGAATTTATAAAAAATAAAATAGATAATGCAATAAACAAAGAATAATTTCGTATATTTGCATAAAGAAAATTTCTAAATAAAATAGATATGAAAAAAGAAAAGAAAGAAATCAAAAAGCTCAAAGAAGGTGATGAAGTTATCTTCGTATTATCAGGAAGACCCATCACAGAGAAAGTAACAGTAGAATCTATTGATAAGAAAGGTGGATTTGCAATGCTTAGTAACCGGGTAAAAGTTGCAAGAACTCTCGGTCCAGATAATACATATCCAAGATTGGATGGGCAAAAGGGGGAAGTTCTTCCTATTACGGAAGAGAATGAAAGAATATTCCTTGCATACAAGGCTTATTTCTCGATTAAGAGAAATATAGAATTCCTTGACAAGGAAATAAACGGTATGAAAGATACAGATGCTTTCAATATGATGATTGAATTTGATAAGAAGTTTACCAAGATTATTAACAAATACTTCAAAGAACAATGATGACTACGGTATTAGCGATAATTTACTTGGTATGTTTGCCATTCACGGTATTTTTTGTAAGGGCTTGCTTGGATTATTTACCCTATACTCACAAAATACACTCTCTCGTTTTATTCATCTCGGTATGGATAGTATTACCTCTATTTCCGATTTATCTATTAATCAGATACATAAAATACAAATTACTATGAGATACTTTTTTGACAGAGATGGTAATTATGCTGGGTCATCAATGCAAGGGTGGGAGATTCTTCTCCTACTCTTGTTCCCAGTTGCTCTAATAATCTTCCTCGTATTCTTACCTTTCTATGTATTTCATAAATACAGTTCTAGAGAAGAGGATAAAAAATACGAGGAAGAACATCCAGAAATACTAAAAGTAGATTCTTATATTACCTGCTGGTATCCCTGGCATAGATATTCTGTTGCATATACACTGGCTCTTATATTCTGGGTAATTGCTTTTATAATTGGGATATTATCTTAATACAGGTATTAAGTTGGAGCTCCCCAATAAAAGTTCAAATCTAATGGATATTTTTTAGTGGGGTTAAACCTACTGGAGAGTATAAGAGTACCACTACTAACAGAGGGAGTTGAAATTTTCTTAAGAGCATAGGAACCCAATCCAATTGTTTTTGTTGTAAAGTATGAATTACCCGGTAAATTGTAGTTAGGGCTAAAAGCATTACCATCCTTATCAAGGCAGGACCAAGACAGTATGTCAAAATCATTTCTGGGGTATATAGGAGAAATATAGACATTAATCATATTTCTATTTTGATTTACTATCCAATTCTTATATCTGGTACCATCGGCCATTGACCCATCTTCACCACTAATATTACTACTAACCATGAAAAACTCATCCATATTGACTCCTGAGAGGAGCGTTGAGGTGAAACGTATTTCCCAATATTCTTTTTCTTCGGGAGTAGTAAGGTGTAAATTTATTTTATTACCAGATTCGTTTTGAGTAAGTACACAAGTTCCAGAAGTACCATCGGCTAATGCAGTAATCTGAATCTCATTGTTACTCTTGTCTTCCTCCAGAAGATAGTCAGAGTTATTGATGCTAGCAGAATAACCAACTCCAATAACCCCGGACAATTTGCCATTTACATACTTACTCTTTTGAGATTGTATTGTCCATCTCTCAGAGATTCCCTGTCTTATTTCTGCATATACATCTTTGGTAGATCTCCCCCCCCCCTAATTTAAGAACTTTATTCTCCATAATGTATAATGTTTTTAGATTGATACTGTTCCTCCTGCACTTGGTACTATAAATGACCCCTCTAATATCCAGGTAGCACCTGATTTAGTATATACAGCTACTTTATCTCCAGTAGTACATTCTATTCGAGAACCAGGTTCTGAGTCATTGGCATAGAATGGAATACTCATAGTAGTAGTACCAGTTGCTGAGAGACCTTGTATATACACCTGACCTGAAGATGATGTATTCTGTGGCCTAGCTCCCCTGCCAAAGAGATAGTAGCCTGTACCTGTGGGCAATCCAGAGAGAGTGAATGTTGAAGCCCTTTGTGACTTCTGAGTTACTGGTATACTAAGGTTAGCATCCCCACAGGTTAAGAAGATATGCCCTGAACGGTCAGCTCCAGTTTGATTACTCGATAAAGCGGTCAGGAATAACATGTAATGGTTCTCAAGAGTACCCACTGGGGCAACGGATACTGAGCACCAATCGGGAGCATTACCCACATGGGGAGTTTCTGGCTTTTTAGACCCATCACTACCCTTTAAATAGGCCATCACAAGGATTTGAGCAGTATTAGATTTATCACTACCTAAAGGCAATGTGTTTGAAACCATTTTTATGTATCCACTATAGGTTACACCAGCCTCTTGAGTTACTGTGAGATTGATTTTGTTATTAGACCCATTTTGGGCAAATGTCAGAGTAGTAGACCTTGAGGACCCAGTATTTTCTGAATAGTTAATTTTTACATCTAAGTAACCATCTCCAACGGTAACTCCTCCCCAAATAGCCCAACTTACGGAGGCTGAGCTCAAAGTACAAGAGGGTGTAGAGGTTGAAACTACTTTGCCATTTACCAGTTTCCTTTTGAGGGAAGTGATACGGTAGGTTATAGTACCACCCTCTGAAGATATAGTACCACCATCTGAAGATATAGTACCACCCTCTGAAGATACAGTATCTGTACCTGTATCTGTAATTGCACGTGCTAGTTTGAATAATGTTTCTTCCATATCTTTATAAGTTTTTGGTTTATAGAAAGAACTTTGATATTGTAATCTACCAGAGGGATAAGGTGGATGAGAGCCAGGGATGTTTTTATTCTCTGGCTTCTTTGTGTGTTATGTGGGCATGTGTGTGGTGTGGGATATCTAGGTATGCCCTTAATACGAGGAGCGATTTTTGTGTGGTAGTAAAATATGTAATTTGCCTTCAAGGTACCCCTTATAGCGAAAGCTTCGAAAGTTGTGGTACTAAAAGGGGAGTACGGTTCCGTTAAATTTAACATTTAAAAATAAAAAGTAAGGGACAAACATTTTTATTTGTCCCTTTGCTTTCTTAATTATCTACTAAATGATTATTTAAATTTTCTTTAAATTGTTCATTTAAACAATAACATAAGTATAGTAAAAAAGTTTTAAAAGAAAATTTTTTATAAATTGTATATTCAATTTCATTTAAATAGTTCATGCTTATTTGTTCAAGCAATAAAAATTGCTCTACATTAATTAATTGAAAAGTTTGCACGTCAATAATAGTAGATATTATTCTATGATTTGACTTTAAAAGAATATAAACTACATATAAAGCACTAACAAAAACAGCTAATAAGATAATAAACAAAATTAATAACATAATAATTTTATTTTTATGATAGGGAGTAAAATTTTACTCCCTATCTGATTTTCTTTACTTCATTGATTTTTTCACGATTTCAAGACCTTTTATTAATATCTCTTTCTTTTCTTCTTTAGTGTTTTCGCTTGCAATCGAAGAAAAAGAAAAATCGTTTAAAACATAGACTTGTTTATAAAAGTCTATAAATCCATCAATTAGTTTTTTATCTGCATTTGTTGCAATAGTTGAAAGAAAATTGAAAGTAACATTTCTAAACTTTTTTCGCAAAGATTTGATTTGCTTTTCGTTTGCTCCCAAAAACAGTTCTTTTTTATAGATTTCTGTTTTTGTTCCTAAAGCTGTTTTAAAAAGTCCTTGATTTTTTTCTTTTACAGACCTTAAAACGTCTAAAGCAATTAAACTATTTGCTTTGCTGTTTGCACTTGCTTTTTCTACATTCACTTTGTTAATTTGATTTTTCATAATAAAAACGCTTGAATATTTTATTATTATTATTTTATAACCTTTTTGATAGATATTCAAGACTTATTAAACTATCTAATAAGGTTTGTTTCATTTCTGTATTGCAAAGATAAGAACTATTTTTTAATTAGCAAAATTTTTAAAGAAATAATTTCTTAAAAAGTTTTAATTAAAAATTCATTCAAATATCGCTTTGTTTTTCTCACATTGCAAAGATACGGACTTTATTTTAATCTACAAACATTTTCAAGAAAATTTTTTGAGAAAATGAATATTTTTATTTTCAAAATTATTTTTGTGAAAAATCCATAAATTCAAAAATTTATTGCACCCTAAAAAGGACTTAATTTTTGCACTTAATTTTGGGGGTTCACAAGGGGAATCTTCGCACGCCTTGTAGTGGGCATATATGATATGTATATGGATATTCCTATATGGCCTATGCCTGTCCTCTTGAGAGTGTATTATATACCTGTATATTGATAAGGCCCTTAATGGACTAAGGTGATAAAGAATTAAGGCCCATTAGCTATATCCCTATTATTGCCCTCTATAAACCTATTAGGTCCTAATTCAATAAGGCCATATAGGGACTATGGTAAGCCTATAGAGATTAGGATAGCCTATAAGGGCTTACTAAGTTAGCGTAAGTAAAACCCCAGGTACCTAAGTTAGGCCTGGGGCAATGTGTTAATCCTTGAATAGGTAGAAGGTAATACCATAGGCCTTGTAGGTATCCTCGGCAGTATCGGTATCAGCCATAGGTTCCTCTTCAAGAGAATTGAAGGTAAAGAATTCATCGTCGGTATTATAGTATACCAGAATTTTGGTTACCTTAAAATCTTGGATTAGATTAGTTAGGTGTTCGAAGTAATCGGTCTCATCGTAGTGAAAGTCAGTGATAGAATTATCATAAGTATTGGCAATGTATTGGTACCAAGGATAATATGAGTCATAAGTACAAAGGTAAGCTAGCAATGAATTAATGATTGCCTGAGGATTCTTCTGTCTGAGTGATGCTTGAGATGTTTTCATATCGGTATATTTTTAAATGATTAATACTTTTTTTTCTCTATGCAAATATACATATAATATATTATATATGCAAATATTGCTGGGGTACCTTTAGGTTAATTTACCTTAGTCTCTGGGGCTATGAATGGAGATTGCCTTAATCCTAATTTGCCTAATCCCCATCCCCTACCCAATGCTTATTATATAATATAATACTTAATGGCTCTTGGCAACTAAGGCAATCAAGGTACCCCTAAATCACAAAATTGTCCTAGAGTTCTGCAATTATCCATAATATAAATACTAAGCAAATAAAATACAGAGTTACTAGGAATATTACCTAAATATGCCCCTTGAAGGCCTTAAATCCTATAAACCATTTAGCCTTAAAACCTAATAATTTAATTGCCTTGATTACCAAATCTTATTGCCTAATCCCAACCTATATGTATTATATAATACCTAATATAATAACTTGGTGAAGGTAATCAAGGTAAATTGTGATGGCCATTAATCGACGATGTACTAAAGCTATACTACCTACATACATAGAAGCTACATAACATATCTGTATTATATAATCCCCTACCTTCGAATTACCTTGAATGCAATCTATAATATAATACATATAAAGGGTACTCAAGGCAATCGGATTTAGGGGCCATTAATGGTCGGATTTATTTGCCTTTTTAGGCCTTTTTGAGTTTGCCTTTAAAGTGTGTAGTAGAGCTATATGGTATAGTGGCTATATAGTGAGTTGAGTGGCTTTGTATAGTAAGGTAAGTTTGCCTAGCCTTGTTTGCCTAAATCCCCAAAACCCCCGGCGAGGTACCTTGATATGTATTAGGATATATTGATTATGTATTATATGATTGGTATGTAGTATAGTAAGGAGTATATGTATTAGGTATTTATTATATGTACCTTAGTTAGGATGGTAGCTTAGTTAGGCTCTATATGATTTTGTTATTTTGTTTTGTTAGGTGGGGTAGTATTGGTTATAGGTGTATGGTTAGGTACCTATATAGGGGGGATAGTGATATTAGTGATAGGGTATATAGGATTAGGGTTAGGCTTTGTGATAAGAGGTATCTTATTTTGTTTGTTGGGTGGGTATGCTTGTGGGCTTGGTAGATATCCTCATTTCGTATTAGGATGAGGATAGTTC